ATGGACAAAAGAGAATTAATAAGAAAATGGTTTAGTATTCTTGATAAAACACATAAAAACAATGTAGAAATTGAATTAAGTCAAAAGCATAATGTTACAACCATGACTGTACGATGTACATGGATCTATTCCGGTAAGCTATCTGACAGTTTACTTGACGAAGTTCTTGAAACCCTACAGAGACATTGCGAAAAACAGGAAACTGAGTATTTCAAAAGGAAACAGTCTTTAATTGACGCTATTTAATTGATTATGTCAAATGATTTAAACATATCAAAAATATTGAATCAACTAGATTCTATAATCGCTTATCACAGACTAGCAATAGATAAAGCTGCAATGCTAAGAAGGGAGTTGTCTGGTGTGGGAACTAACAACTCCCCCAAAGGGGAAAAGGTCTTCCCGAGGAAGAGAAAGCAAAATTACTAGGTAGACGTACAAAGAATATGTACAGAAAATAAAAAATCACCTGCACATGGCAGATGATCACTTTTTAACACTAATTATTGTTTTCAACAATAAGATGAGCCACAAATATACAAAAAAATAAAAACAGTTCCGTTTAAATGTTACAAAGTGAAAATGTTAAGGATAGCTATGAAACCACACACTAAAGACATTCCTACTCCAATTGCAATACTATCGATCGTAGCAGGAATTCTTTTAACCGGATATATCCAATTCCTTTAAAAATAACAAAAATAAAATAAATGATGGAATTACAAAATATTTAACAATATGGAAATCAAAATATTAGAACAAAAAGAAATTCTAGGTAAAAATATTACTTTTTATGGAACAAATGACAATCCTTTGTTCTTAGCTAAAGATGTCGCTCAATGGCTCGGATTAACAAACGTGACTGACATGATAAGCAGAGTTGACCAAGATGAGGTGACTAAGTTAAACTTAGGAAGTCTCCAAGGGTGGTGTAATTTTTTAACTGAAAATGGTCTTTATGAAGTTTTAATGCAATCACGAAAACCCATTGCAAAAACTTTAAAGAGAGGAATCAAACAGGTTTTAAAACAAATAAGGCTGACAGGAGGATATATTCCTATACAAAACAATGACTCTCCTGAAATGATAATGGCTAAAGGATTTCAAGTAGCCATGCAAACTATTGAAAGCGTAAAGATGCAGAATAAGCAACTACAAATGCAAAATGAGATCCAGCAGCAAAAGATCATAAGTGACGCTCCTTGGGTTGACTTATCAAAAAACTGTTATAACAGCACCGGATCCTACACAGCCTCTATCCTATCAGCAAGATTAGGATTTAAAAGCGCAAAAGCATTGAATGCAGAATTGAAAAAGTTAGGCGTACAATACAAAATAAAAGGTGATGATTGTTGGAAGCTTACTGCAAAATATTCTGGTAATGGATATACTAAAACAATACCATATCCATTTTTCAGATCTGACGGAACCTCTGACACCAAAAACAGAATGGAATGGACCGAGAAAGGATTTGTTTTCCTCAGGGAGTTTTTGAGTAAAAAACAGATCATGCCATAAATTCTTTCAAATGTACTAAAAAAGCACTTTTAAAAACTATAAAATAATATAATGACATTTTACCAAGACAACAAAAGAAACGAAGCTCAACGATTCAGTAACGACACATTTAAACTTAGATTATCAGATCTTATAATGGGATATGTTCCGTCCTTTGACAATTTTTTGAAAGAGTTCTTAAAAAGTGAACTTTTTTTGAATTGCGGAGATAGTGTAAGCCCCGTGTATCAAGGAACAGATCCAGAAGATGGTATTATAGATTACTTAATTGATATTCCTTTAGCTTCATTTATTCTGTATGACTTATTTAATAAAACAACGGATGAGTATTTTAAAAGTCAGATTGATCTTAGAATAACGGAACTCACTGATACAATCGGTCCACGCACAGGAGAACTAGTCATTAAGAGTTATTAAGCCTTAAAAAATCAAAGGGGTTGATATTGATTCGCCTATCCTCCATTAAATAAAAAATAAAATGAGCTACAAAGATGCCTATTACTTCAGTCATGACAGCAATGCCAGACAGGATGAAAAAATAATAGCTCTGAGAATGAAACTCGGATGGGAAGGTTACGGACTTTACTGGGCACTTATTGAGAAATTGAGAGATGCAACAAATTATATGTGTGTTAAAGATTATAATCTTATAGCCTTTGACCTACGTTCTGATGCTGCGAAAATAAAATCTATTATAGAAGAATTTGGGTTATTTGCCTTCACCATTAATGAAACTGGTGAGTGCTTCTACTCCATGTCTTTAATAAAAAGAATGACTCAATTTGATAGTGCAAAAGCTAAACTGTCTGTTTCTGGAATTAAAGGGAATCTCATTAAAAATAAGCACATAACAAAGGCTCAAGCTGCTAGTATGAATGATGATGAAATCCTTGAATTAAATGAGAAAATTAAGGGTAATAACGGGGGCGGATCGGGGGCGGGTCGGGAGACGACCGCAAATAAAGGAAAGGAAAGTAAAGGAGATAAGAGTAAAGAAAAGGAAATAGAAGTATATAGACAATTCCTCCACCTTTCTATTTCTGTTGAAGATTTTGACAAATTGATTGAAACCGGATATTCCAAGGAGCAAATAGATTCTATTCTGGAGAGCATTGAGAATTACGGTCCGAACAAGAAATACAAGTCTCTTTTTATTACAGCAAAGAACTGGCTAAAGAAAGATTTTGGAGTTCCCAAAACGAAAGAGGAGCAGGTTGTTATTGAAAATGAGACAGAAGAAGAAAGATTCCATAGGGAATGGAAGGCGAAAAATAAAACAATACCAATGCACTGATGGAAACGATTATCTCGCTGGCAACGATGCTCACATATGACATCACGGCAAACAAGCAGGGGGAAAACTACATGCCTTGTCCCGAATGTTCACACAACAGGAGAAAGAAAAATGTAAAATGTTTCTCCTACAACGCTGAAAAAGAAGCTGGATATTGCAATCACTGTGAAGCAAGATTTGTAAAACATAACCCATACGAGAAGAAGGAGTATGTCAAGCCAACATTTGAATTTCAGAATTACACAAAGCTTTCAGACAAGTTGGTTAAATGGTTTGAAAATCGGGGAATATCGCAGCGAACACTTTTGTCAATGAAAATTTCTGAAAAGAAGGAATACATGCCTCAAACGGAAAAAGAAGAAAATTGCATTGTTTTTCCATTCTTTAAAAAATCGGAACTGATTAATCTGAAATATCGAGATGCAAAGAAGAATTTCAAGTTAGCATCCGGCGCTGAATTAATCTGGTTTAACTATGATGCAATACTCAATCATGATGAGGTTATTATTTGTGAGGGCGAGATAGATGCTTTAAGCTTTATTCAGTCCGGATTTGATAATGTTATTTCTGTTCCTAACGGTGCAAATATTGGAAGAATGGAATATTTCGACAGTAGTTTTGAGGATCTGAATAAGATTAAAACATTCGTGATAGCAGTTGACAATGACTTAAAAGGGATAGAGCTGAAACAAGATTTAATCAGAAGGCTTGGAATGGAAAAATGCAAAACCGCATCATTTAAGCAATTTAAAGACGCAAACGAACTCTTAGTATCAGAAGGGGTGGATAGCGTTCAAAGAGCTATAAAAGAAGCCAAATTAATTAAGCTACCGGATATATACTCTGTGGATGATTTCAGGAATGAACTAAACGATTATTTTGAAAACGGAATGCCGCAAGGTAAAGAGCTTGGAATACCAGAATTGGATAAAATAATACGATGGCAGACTGGCCGTTTCGGAGTAGCAACCGGAATTCCAGGAATGGGGAAAAGTGAATTCATAGATTTTGTATACAGCAAATTAAATATTCTCTATGACTGGCCATTAGGGTATTATTCGCCCGAATCAATGCCTTTACAGCTTCACTTCAGTAAATTATTTCCAAAGTTTGTAGGAAAGGAATACAAAAAAGGAGTTGTGAATGAAAGTGAGAAGTATACTGGAGAAGAACATATCAACAAAAATGTTTTCTGGGTAAATCCTCCTGTTGATATGGACATCAATGAAATATTGGCAAGATTTGAATATTTAGTTAAGGCAAAGGGATGTAAGGCTTTTGTGATAGATCCATTTAATAGAATTGAGCAATCAGCAAATCATTCAGACAATGAAAGGTTGTTTATCAAAAAAAGCCTCGTTACAATGAGCAATTTCGCTAAGAGAACAGATAGTTTATTATTTCTCATTGCACACCCTACTAAAATGCAAAAGGAAAAAGGAATTTATAAAATACCTGGTCCTTATGACATTTCCGGTTCTGCCGATTTTTGGAATATGTTGGATTATACCTTAACCGTACATAGGACACAGAATGAAGATGGTAAGTTTCAGTCATTTGGAATCGTGATTGTCCAGAAGGCAAAAATCAACAAGACCATGGGAGATACAGGAACATGGGGGTATTGGTACAACATAAACAATGGTCGGTACATCACTGATCACGATGACGGAAGACCTAAACAATGGGATAATTCAAATTGGATAACCAAAGTAGAATATTTTCCACCTGAAGAAAAAGAATATCAAGTACAGCCTGTAACAATAAACGAAGCTTTTGGAGATGAGTACGCTGAATTACCATTCTGATATTGGATTGAGAGAATTTACGGCTTTACCCCTTGTATTGAATTTTAAGAATTATAAAATGTAACATATGCAAAGTCTAAAAAGCAAAACAAAAGACGGAACAGAGATAGAGATCATTATATCAGACAATGCCATTAAATCGGGGTTCAGCATTGGGAATTGGGCAGATCTGGAAATGATAGTAACGGATAAAAACAACGGACAGTATCAGGCTGATGTGTTTTTAAAGTCAGGATGGACCCATAAAGAACTTCAAGAAATTATAGCACAGACTGTCCTAAGTTGTGATGCAAAAGTTAAACGGGTAAAAGCAACCATCAAGGGGATTGTTTCAGTAAATTAAAAATATAAAATGCTACAGCGGGCTTGAAATTAAAAAAAGAGCTACGCCAGGCTGGAATTTGAGTAGGTACTTTACGGGAATCCCCTTCTACGGCGCTACGAGCCCCAAAAAAGCGCTAGTCACAGAATTTTTTCCTGGTTGCCGGTTGCCAGTATGACAGCACAAAAATGCAGTATTAATAAGGGTTTTAGAAAGACCAGACTGGCAACCTGACACCACTTTGGTTGCCATCATGGTTGCCACTTTGGTTGCCACTCACTAAAAAATTATGAAAAAAGAAAAATATTTATCCATAAGAGCATATGCAAAGCGCGTAGGGGTAAGTCATGCTTCGATTCAGAAGGCCATCAAAGCAGGAAAAATTTCTAAAGGCTATGATTCAGAAACCAAAACCATCAACCCCGATATTGCAGATCAGGAATACGGTTTTCAGACCGAGATCAAAAAGATCAATGAAAAATTAAAAGAAAATATATCCCAGCAGCAATTGGAAGCTTACAGCGGGGTCGATGTCGTTGAGATACAAATCTCTCATCAGGACACAGCACCTGAAGCCTTGCGAAAGCAAATCATCATTAAAGCGCAGCTCGATCTCTTGAAACTCAAAACAGAAAGCGGACAGCTCGTAAACAAAGAAGAAGTGTATAAAGAAATTTACGCCTATGGCAAAGAAATCAGAATGAGTCTGCAAGCTATCCCCGACAGGATCATAGATCAGCTCCTGACCATGGACCGAAACGATGCCCATAAATTATTAACTGAAAGCATCAACGAATCTTTAATAAAACTTACCACCTATGCTCATTAAAGGATTTTTAGACGCCTTACAACCAGAACCCATACTATCTGTGAGCCAGTGGGCAGATCAAAACCGACTCTTAGACAGTAAAAGTTCAGCAATGCCAGGAAAATACAGAACTTCCATCACTCCGTTTCTCAAAGAGATTATGGATCATCTCGGGGAATATTCTCCTGTAGAGGAAGTTATTGTCATGAAGGGAGCACAGCTGGGCGTGACCGAGGCAGGACTCAATTGGATAGGCTACACCATTGATATCTCCCCCTGCCCTATGCTTTTTGTAGAACCCACTAAAGAAGTGGTGGAACTGGTCAGCAAGACCAGAATACAGCCTATGCTCGAAAGCTCTCCCAGCTTGGCACACAAAGTAAAACCACCTAAGTCCAGAGACAGCGGAAATACCCTCACAAAAAAAGAATTTCCGGGTGGAGTATTGAGATTAGCAGGAGCCAACAGCGCTGCAGGTCTCAGAAATATGCCCGTCAAAAGACTCATGCTCGATGAGGTAGATGCTTATCCTGTGGATTTGGATACTGAAGGAAATCCCATTGACCTGGCAAAGAAAAGGACTTCCACATTTGCCAAAAGAAAAATCTTCATTTTATCCACTCCGGTAACAAAAGGCCTTAGTGTTATTGAGCCCCTGTTTGAGAGTACCGACCAGAGATATTTCTTTCTTCCTTGCCCTCATTGCGGAACTTTGCAGCATTTGAAATGGGAAAATTTAAAATATCAATACAACAAAAGCGCAAAGGTCGCAAAAGAGGTTTATTACCAGTGTGAACACTGCCAGGAAGGTATTCAGGAATCTGAAAAAACAAAAATGCTGGAGAGTGGAGTTTGGATACCTACAAAGCCTGAGAATCAAAATAAAAAAAGAGTGGGCTACCATATCAATTCCCTCTATTCCCCTTTAGGATGGAAAAGCTGGGAGGATTTAGCCATAGAATATGAAGAGGCCATGGGAGATGTCCCGAAAATGAAAACGTTTTACAACACCTCCTTAGGGCTGACCTATGAAGAAAGCGGAGATAAGCCCCAGTGGGAAGCATTGTATGACCGTAGAGAGGATTACCCGAGAGGAAAAATACCCACTGATGAAATTGCTTTTTTAACAGCCGGGGTAGATATTCAGAAAGACCGTATCGAACTGGAAATAGTAGGCTGGTGCGAGGGGAAGGTTTCCTACTCCATTGATTATAGAGTGCTAATGGGGTTTGTGGCAGGTGATGGCAGCGCCCAGGTTTGGCAAAAACTCGATGCCCTGCTCAATGAAACATGGATAAGACCCGACGGCACACAGATGAGTATCAGAATGATGTGTGTGGACAGTGGAAACTGGTCCAGTGAAGTCTATGCTTTTTGCGGCCGTTATCCCCCTTCAAGAGTCGTCCCCATCAAAGGACGTGACAATCAGATTACCATTATTTCTGCTCCAAAAGCCGTGAATGTTACCAGAAAAAATAAACCCATCAATGGCGTTAAAGTATGGCATGTCGGCGTTTCATTATTAAAATCGGAACTATACGGCTGGTTAAGAGTTAATCAGGGAGATCCAGGGTATTGCCATTTCCCAATGTATGATGAGGCCTACTTTAAAGGACTTACCTCTGAAGAACTTATTACAACCAAAAATAAAAATGGACACACGGTACAGAGGTGGGTGAAAAAGTTCACCCGAAATGAGCCCCTCGATATAAGGAACTACGCCAGGGCAGCGGCCCATATGGTCGGCATGGACTCCTTTTCACCCAAACATTGGGAACTCATGCGAAATAAAAGAACCGGAGCAGTTAAAAATAAAGTAAAGAAGAAATCAGATTTTTGGAATTAATATGGAAAAACACATCACAATACGCATTCAAATGCCGTTAAGCCTTGCAGAAATGGCCATTCATGCTGCATGCATATACTATCAGACCACCCCTGAAGAATTATTTGGGAAAAGTCCTAATCATGAGCATTCAGAAAGAAAATCACTCGTCTATCATTTGTTAAAAACAGAATGCAATATGACAGTCCCGGAAATTGCACGAATAGCAGGCACCAGCCGACAATATGTGAGCTATATGCTCGATCGTGTAGATATCCGCTCAAGATTGTATTTGTCAAATGCTTGCCACTACAAAAATATACACCATATTTTCACAACTTTACAGAAAGAACAAAAAAAATGGATGGACCAGAATTCACAATAGAACAGTATTACGCCTTGAATAAGAGTATCGCACAGGGAACCTTAACTGTTACCTATGGTGATAAAACCGTTACCTACCGCAGCCTTGATGAGATGCTCAGAATCAGAAATCTCATGGGCGCAGAATTGGGGCTTATTAAAAAAGACAATGGCCGAAAAGTAGGAGTCTTTAGTAAAAACTGGAAAAAATGTCCTTAGAATTAAATTTACTCGATAAAGTAGTTTCTTATTTAAGTCCGCAGTGGGGACTAAAAAGAATACAGCGGCGTAATGCAATGGATATACTTCAAAGAGGGTATGAAGGGGCACGAAAAGACCGCCGTACCAAAGGGTGGAATGTGAATGATTTTGAACAGGCCGCAAAAGTAGCCGAAATTAAAACCCTGAAAAACAGAAGCAGGGACCTCTACCGAAACAATCCCTATTCTTTCCGGGCTCATAATTCCATAGCTAACAATACGACCGGTACGGGCATTGTGCCGGCCATTAAAAATGAGCTGCTAAAAAAAATCTGGAAGGAGTGGGCCCATCAGACCTCAGTGGATTTTGACGCCAATTGTAATTTTTACGGATTACAGAATCTATGCATGAGAACACTCTCTATGCATGGTTCAGTACTCATCTTAAGAATTAAAACCAATAATAAAGAACATATTCCATTAGAACTCAAGGTGGTTTCCACTAAATTTTTAGACCTCTCAAAAGATACCATAAAAACTTCCACCGGGTCATATATTTCCGGGGAATTGAGTTCGCCGCCAGCGGAAAAAGGAAAGGATACTGGATTTACGATAAAGATCCGGAGCTGGAATATTCTAAAAGTACATTTTGGAAAGATCAGGATGTGATCCATCTTTTTTTTCAGGATGAACCCGGTCAGATCCATGGGGTTCCCTTTGGCTCTCCCTCCATGATGAGCTTAAGAGATTTTGACGATTATTCGGATGCGCAGCTGGTAAGACAAAAGATCGCCTCCTGCTTCTCCATATTCATCACCAAGACAGATGCTGAAATGATCGGGGCAGACACCCAGGATTATGAAGAGTTTGACAGGGTGGAACCAGGGCTCATTCAGACCTTAGAGCCAGGCAAATCGGTCACTTTTGCTTCCCCTCCTCCCGCAGACGGGTATGGCGAATATTCCAAAAACGTCCTTACAGGTATTTCAGCAGGCTACGGCATAAGCTATGAAGCCATGACAGGAGATTTAAGCCATGTCAATTACTCCAGCGGACGCATGGGGTGGTTAGAATACCAAAGAATGATTGAGACATGGCAGAATTTTATTCTCATCCCTAAATTATGCGCGAAAGTATGGCTTTGGTTTGTAGAGGCAGGAAATTTATTAGGCATTCTTCCCAAAGACACGCCTAAAACAGTGGAATGGACCGCCCCGGGTAGAATGATGATTGACCCTGTAAAAGAAGTGAACGGACTTTTAGCACAGGTAAGAGCCGGATTTATGAGCTGGCAGGAAGCCGTAAGACTTTTAGGCTATGCCCCGGAAGAAATTCTGGAAGAGATGAAAATTTCTAAAGAATTATTTGACAAGGCAGGCCTTCACCCAAAATCAGATCCCCGATATGATGCGGTAAATCTAAAAAATCAGAGTAATGATACAGGTAACAATAGCACACAGCAGTAATGGCTTAGCTCTTTTGCAGAGACAATTAGAGGACAGAAATCTTAAGAAAGCCAGCACAAGGGCCCTAAATAAAGCAATTGCAACAGGCAACACCCTTTACAGGCGAATGATTTCTGAATATTATAACATCAAACCTATTGATATCAGAAATTCTATTGTGCTGAAAAAAGCAACCTATTCACAGAATGAGGCCTCTATCTCAGGGAATTTCAAACCCCTGAGCTTATCCAGGTTTAATCCGCAGTTTGTTAATGGCCGAAGTGTTATTTCTATTCGCTCGGTGAGAAATAAAGAAACAGGAAGAAGAACTTTACAGCAAACAGCCCGAAATGCAAGGAAAAACGAGCAAGCCGGTGGAGGCGTTTCTATTGAGATCAAAAAAGGAAGCAGAAAAGTCATCCCTTATGCTTTCTTAACGAAATCACAGGCCAATACCGGGGTTGAAAAGCAGATTTTTGCCAGAGGAAAATACGCCGGAGGAAAATTCCAGAAAGCAAAAGAAAGATTCCCCATTACAGCCATGAAAACCACTTCTGTTTTCGGGATTTTGACTCATGACCCTATTCAAAGAAAAATAGAAACAGAATCTAAAGAAACCCTGCAAAGAGAGTTTGAAAGACAAATTTATTTATTAACAAGAAGATAACATCCTGAAACGGCACTGCTCAAAAGGAAATCAGACACTCTCTTAAGTGTTTTTTGTCAAATATTTAGCAAAGATACTATGGAATCCAATCCTTTGCTTTGTATTATGAAAAAGGCAAAAGTTTCCTTATCCTACGTCAGGGCTTCAATACCCGAGAACAGCTTTAATGAAAAGAACAACACCATTGAGGTGGTTTTCGCTACAGAAACTCCAGTAAAAAGATATGACTGGAATGAAGGATGCTATTTCAATGAAGTTCTCGAGATTTCCAAAGATGCCATCAATTTTGAAAGACTCAATAGAGGCCTTTCTGTTTTGAACTCCCATCAATCCTATGGACTGGAAAATATTCTGGGCGTGGTAGAGTCAGCCTGGATCGATGAAAACACCAAAGAAGCCAAAGCCATTATCAGACTTTCCAGCACGGAAAAAGATGCAGATATCATTTCTAAAATCAAACAGGGCATCATCCGTCATATGAGCGTTGGCTACAAGGTAGATCAGTACACCGTTAAAAAAAATGGCAAAGAAATTCCCGAGTACAGGGCCACACGCTGGACTCCCAATGAATTATCACTGGTACCCGTTCCGGCAGACTTTAATTCCGGAATACGATCTCAGCAAAAAGAAGAACATTTTAATTTAATTACGATAATGGACCAAGATAATATCCCGGCGGATGAAGTCCCAACACCGCCAAAAGTTCAGAATACACCCACACCTGAACCCAAAGTAAATGAATCAGAGGTAAGAGCAGAGGCTGTTGCCCAGGAAAGACAAAGAGCAATGGATATTTCAGAGGTCTGCCAGCGGGCAGGCTTAGAAACATCCTTCGCAGATTCACTCATCAAAAACGGCACCTCATTACATGATGCCAGAGCACTGATCATCGATGAAGTAGCCAAAAGAGCCAATCCGGCGCCCGTAGCAACTCCCCCGCCAGCAGAAGTGACGCAAGATGAATCCGAGAAAAAAAGAATCTCGATGGTAGAGGGAATTGTTGCAAGAGCGATTCCCGGATCTATAGACCTTAACGGAAACGAAAAAGCGCTACAGTTCAGAAACATGAGACTTCTCGATATAGCCAAAGACCGATTAACAGCAGCGGGTGAAAACTTCTCGATGTTAAGTGAACAGGAAGTGGTAAAAAGAGCATGGGCTACCACAGACTTCCCCACCCTCTTATCCCTGGCCTTTGACAGATCCCTCAGAAGATTCTATGAAGGCTACGCCGATGAGTGGAGATTCATCGCAAGGCAGGAAAACGCTACCGATTTCAGAGAAAAAACAGGTATCAAAGTCGATGGTGCCGTGTCTTTTGATGAAATTCCCGAAGGAGGAGAATACAAAGAAAGCAATATTCTACAGGCAGAAGAAGCAAAGATTAAGCTTAAAAAATTCGGAAGAAAATACAGCATCAGCGATATTGCTATTATCAATGATGATTTGAGTGTCTTCAGCAGACTGCCACAAATTATGGCACTCGGAGCCCAGCAATTCCAAAGTGATCTGGTTTGGTCCAATATCACCGATAACAAAAATGCACCGGACGGAAAGGCTTTATTTCATGCTGACCATAAAAATTACGATGCCACAGGAGCCGCTCTCACCACCGATGCATTAAGCATCGCAAGAACCGCCATGAGAAGGCAAAAATCCCCCGCAGGATTAAAGTTAGGCATTAAACCCCAGTATCTGTTAGTACCCCCGGAATTACAGACCACCGCAGAAAGACTCGTATCAGCAGTACTAGCTACCGAAACCGGAAATGTTAACGTTTTCGCAGGACAGCTGAGGGTCATGGTAAGCGATCAGCTCGAAGATCCCAAAGCATGGTACCTCCTGGCAGATCCTTCAGCCATTTCAGCAGACGGCATCGTGTACGCTTACCTCAATGGTCAGGGTGGACTTAAAACAGAATCAAGAGTCAACTGGGATACCGATGCCCTGGAAGTAAAAGGATCCATGGCTTTTGCCACCGCCGTATGGGGATGGGAAGGATGGTATAAAAACAAAGGAAAATAATTTTTTTTCTAAAAATTACAATTAAACATGAAAAATTATATCGAAAAAGGAGAGTTTCTCCACACTGTTTTAGAAGATACTGTAAAAGGAGGTGATCTGGTCATCAAAGAAGACACCATAGGGGTAGCCGTTTCAGATGGGAACGGAGTGGATTTATGCGCTGTAGCCGTTGAGGGCGTCTTTGAACTTCCTAAAGCTACAGCGGTCGCTTTGAACCAGGGGAAAAAAGCATATTTTATTTCTGCTGACAAAACCGTTACCGGCGTGGCTTCAGGCAATACACTCATCGGCTACGTTTGGGAAACGGCCGATGCCACTAACCCTGTAGTAAGAGTGAAAATTGGATAATGTATTCGACACCTTCAAGGCTCTGACATTCGATGTCATAGCAACGACGATGGGATATGATGCCCAGTGCAGAGGAATCACAGCAAGAGTACTTTTCAACCATCCCAGTGAAAATGAAAAGCTCTCCGAACATAACTATGATTATGACCGTCCTACTTTAGAATTTAAAGTGAATGACTGGGAAGGAATCCGGGAAGCGATTGAGCGAAAAGAAGATGTTCTGATCACCCTCAGAGGAAAAGAATATTACGCTATGAAAATCATAGGCGATGATCGTATCGCCCACGATGGAGACACCTATAAAGTATTACTGGAAGAAGCATAATGAATTACCAGGCAGTAGAATCAGAAATCGTCCATCAGATGCAGGCCAATACTGATTTATCTGCAATAGCAGATATTACAGTACTTCCGGAAGATATCGCCCAATACAAAATACCGGTTGTGAATGGTTTAGTGACCGTTGTTTTTATGAGTGAAACCTTTGATAAAAATCAAAGTATCGGCCCCATATCACAGCACAGCACCGCTACCTTTACCATCAGCATTCAATCCAGAAGATTAAGAGGTCCAAAAGGAGTGTACGTCATTTCAGAACTCATCAAGCAGTCCTTGATGGGGTTTACCCCTACAGATTGCGGAGCGGTTTCTTTAGGGGATTTTGCTTATGTAAACTACCAGAATGATGTCTGGGAATATTCCCTGTCGGTTGCATGCAGATCACTCAGAACACAAATCCTCCCCCACTCTGTTGATCCTCCGCTAACGGATCAACCGGTATATGATCAACCCCAATAATGACATATGAAAAAGTACATCTATAAAGGTCTTGTTAAAACGACACTTGGCGGCTATATTGTTGTTCCAGGCTCAGTCATTGAGCTCCCAGAAAAAGACGAAAGAGTAAAAAGTCTCTTGGCACAGGGACTTTTAGAATTAGTAGAAACCAAAAAACAAACAAAATAATATGGCAGCAAATTATCTGCACGGGGTAGAAACACTCGAACTGAAACAGGGCACCAGAACCATACAGGTGGTCAAATCGGCCGTAATAGGTCTGGTGGGTACTGCCCCTTCGGGTGAAAAAAACACCCCTATTCTGGTGAATTCAGAGAAAGATGCCGCGCAATTTGGAAGTACAATATCCGGATTTTCTATTCCCACGGCTTTAGAGGCTATTTTCAACCAGGGAGCCGGAACAGTCATCGTGGTCAATGTTTTTGATCAGACCAGGCATACCACACCGGTAACCGATGAGTCGTTGAAAGTAGAAGACAGAGCCCTGAAATTAACCTACCCTCCCCTGGATACGGTCATCATAAAAGATGCTGACGGAAACCCCGCAGACTATGTGCGGGATATCGATTACAGCATCGATCCTTTTGGAAACTTCAAGGCATTGACTCCCCGTATTGCAGATGGAATATTTATCAAATTTTCCTACAAAAGACTCGATGAAACTAAAATTACGGCCGGCGATATCATCGGGGAGATCAACCCCGCAACAGACCAGAGAACCGGACTCAAATGCCTGGAACTTGCTTACAATCTTTTCGGGTTTTCTCCAAAAATTATCATTACCCCTACCTTTTCAGACGACAGTGCCGTGGCTGCTGAACTGATTTCCACCGCTGAAAAAATGCGTGCCATCTGCTATCTGGATGCCCCCTATGCCACGACCGTGCAACAAGCCATTGAAGGCAGAGGACCAGGGGGAACCATCAACTTTAACACCTCCAGTAGTAGAGCACAGCTCCTGTATCCCATGCTCAAAACCTATAACGTACAAGCCAATTCAGAGGAATTATTTCCTTATTCAGCCTTCCTGGCAGGGGTGAGAGCTAAAGTGGATCATCAAGAAGGCTATTGGGTCTCGGAGTCCAACCATGAAATTAAAGGAATTACAGGAATTGAAAGAGAGATCAGTGCCGGTATCTCCAATAGCAACAGCGATGCCAATCTTTTGAATGAAAAAGGAATTACTACCGTATTTAATTCCTATGGCATCGGGTACAGAACATGGGGAAACAGAAGCGCAGCATTTCCTACAGGTACAAGTCCTGATAACTTTATCGCCGTAAGGAGAACAGCCGATGTCATTAATGAAAGTATTGAACAGGCATGCCTGCAATTTGTAGACCAGCCCATCACTCAGGGATGGATTGACTCCGTCAGGGAAACCGTGAACGCCTTCTTAAGAACACTACAGGGACGAGGAGCCATCATAGACGGGGTATGTAAATATTTGCAAGAAGATAATCCCCCAACACAGCTGGCGCAGGGACATGTTACATTCTATGTGGACTTTATGCCGCCTACTCCGGCCGAGAGAATTTCTTTTACTTCCCTGATCAACATTAATTATCTAAGCTCTTTAAAATAATATAAAATGGCTCAAAAAATCAAAATCGGAAGACTCACCAACGCCAATATATATGTGGATGGAGGGAGCCTTTTGGGGCGTGTTGAAGAATTTCAATGCCCGACCCTTACTTTCAAGCAGTCTGAACATAAAGCCCTGGGAATGAATGGTACCATAGAATACTATTCCGGCATCGATAAAATGGAAGGCTCCATGAAATGGACCTCTTATTATCCTGAATTTTTAAAGAAAATGGCCAATCCATTTAAGGCCGTAAGAATTCAGGTAAGGGGAAGTTTGGAAGAATACCAGGGCGGAGAAAGAATAGCACAGACTCCTGCTGTTGTTTTCCTTACCATTCAACCAAAGAATTTTCCCCTCGGAAATTTCCAGCAGCATGATAATGTCGAACTTTCCACAAACTATGGATGTACCTATGTCAGACTGGAAATTGGAGGAGAAGTCATTACGGAAGTAGATGTAGAAGCCAATATCTTTAAAGTCGATGGAGAAGATCTGTTAGCAGCGTATAGACAAAATCTGGGAATTTAATCCTTTTTTTATCGCGTAATAATAAAATTAAACACACAAAACCCACTAAAATTACGATTCAGTCCGTTAAAAACATTTAGAGCCTGTTTAAATTTTCTACTCAAATTTAAACAGGCTCCTTCAAGTTCATTGTTGTTATGAACCTTGAATTCCATTTTCTGATCTTTGTATTGTTTGGTGTCGTCTTTTAGGCTGACCGTTATCTCACGCTTGGCGTTCTGTCTTTCCGTTGTTTGTACTCGTCATTTGTTTCCTTTTGCTCTGTTGTGTGTCTTGCATAACATTTGGCAATTTTTCGTGTTAGTTGCACCGCCTTTACTCCAAGCTGTTACGTGGTCTGCGTCCATCTCTGCGAGTTTCCAAATTTTAGTTTTATTGCTGTCATGTCCTAATGCACATAATGGGCAATTTGAAACACTCTTTTTCTCTGCTTCTGCTGTCTGAATAGTATAAACAGATTTTTTTGTCGCATCGTTAAAAACCCGAATTGCTAAAAGTTTGGTATCTGTTGAACCGCCAAGAACATACTCAAAAATCCCTTTATGATTTTCCACATAGGGGTCAGCATAAAGTGTTTTAACTTTTTCGGAAACTTCTTGTGGGTTGTATGGTTGCTTTTTGTAGGTTTCAAAAAGTCGTCCCCATTCAAGTCCACGCATTTCACTTTCTACGTCTATAAATACAGTTGAAACCCAGTCAATAACGCTATTAAAATAAGTTTTTAACTCGTTTATGTCAGTGTCATAACGGTGTTTGCTCATATAACCGCCTATATTCCCTTTGCTTACCCAGTCAAGTGCTCTTTCTAAAAACTCTTGTCTGTTTGCACTACCCGAAACGTAAGCACTCCATTTTTGAATATTGGCATTTTGTGTGTTACTAAATTCTTCCTTGCCAAGTGTTACGAAAGGGCCAGAATAAACAGCATTTAGTAATTCTTGATTGTTAAGTGGAACACCAGTAATATTGATTGTCCTAAACCATTCTTTAATTTCACTTTCAGTTCCTTCGCACTCGTAAATTAAAAGTTCTGTATTCAATATTTTTTCTTGCTTGTCCTTTGCAATACCTCCAAAATATTGCTCCATTCCGCTCTCGTCTTTGATTGCAAATTTGTTAGTTACAAATCTGCCAAAACTTGTAATGCGTTGTTGGCCATCTAAAACTTCAAACTTGTCTGCACTTAATGTATTGAAATAGATTAGTCCTAATGGATAACCTTTTAAAATGCTTTCAATTACTGCAACATCTCTTTTGCCGTCTGCATAAATATAATTACGTTGATACTCCGGCTGAATTGTCAGTTTGCCTGACAAACCAAACAGTCCTTTGCCTTCAAGTTCGTTGTAAACAAAGCCATCGCAAATGGCTTTTACTGTTATATCTGTTCTAAGAGTAGTTTTCATTTACTTTTTATGTTTTATTAAAACTCTTGCGTAGGGAACTTCAACTACACCATCCAAAATCATATATAAATCCCCATCAACTGCACCACGCTTCTGAATTTCCTTTCTGTATTTTTTATGTTCAGTTTTATACGGTTGAACTCCGACTTCCAACCCTGAATTTGAAATACCTAAACCAATAATATCAAATTGATCGGGGTTATACTTATTTAAGAAACTGATAGGAACACCCATTGCACCATCGTAATCGCTTGGTATTGCATCAGTAAAGGGAACATCAATAGCATCAAAGTTTTCATATTTCTGATATTCTTTCCCTTTTACTTCTTTGTGTTTGCTGAATTTTATATTGTCTTGTTTAGTCATTAAAGGTAAAGGATCGTGTCGCCTGCCGTGGTCAAGATTTGTGTACCAACCAGTACCAGCAACACTTATCATTTTCTTACCATCACTACTTATTTCAACTTCTGTTCCGCTCAATTCATAGTCATCTGGAACAAAAAAAGTCATATTCTTACCGTTTATTCTTTGATTGAACCTAACTCCAGTCCATAGTTTATTTTGCTTTATAAGTGAAAAAATATCTTTGTAAGTTATAGCATTCATATTACCGATGATAACAAAATTCTTTTCAGCCTCAATAATCCAAGCAACAAATTCACGGAATAATGAGAAAGGAGGATTGGTAATTATTATGTCCGCCTCATTTCTAAGTTTTTTAATTTCTTCACTTCTAAAATCACCATCACCTTTTAAGTAAGACCACTCCAAATCATTAACATCAATTTTCCCATCGCCTGATTTGTCACGTGTTAAAGTGAAAATTTTACCATTTTGCTTTGTTTTATATTCGTCAAACTGTGGGTCGTTTACTTCAAAAAGTGTCGGTTGATAGTTGTTTTTGATCTTTTTACTTTCAGGTGCGTAACTCGTGCTAATTAGTTTTTTAAGTCCGAAGCGTTCAAAATTTTGAGCAAAGAACTTTGTGAAGTTGCTCCATTCAGGATCGTCACAAGGTAACAATATGGTTTTACCCTTAAAAACTTTGGGATTATATTCAAGGTAGGCAGACATTTCTTTTTCAATATCATGGTATTGAGTATAAAACTCATCCATTTTTGCCTTATTCGCATTCCTTAAATTTTTATTCTTTGCTGTATTCGCCATTTCTATTTATCTCGTCTTTATATTTTTAATGTCGGTTCTGTCTTGCGGTGTCGTTTTTACGCTTGCCTGTAATAACGTTTCGAAGCTTTATTAAGCAACTGATTTTAACCCACTTAATTTCATTTAACACTAACTTCATTTGAAAACCAAATGTTCAATTTAGCATTGAACCCGCCATTTTGCCAAACTGCTATTAGCCGATGTTATTCTTTAAAATAATTTCTTTGACGTGTTTTATGTTATAAGTTATTACTATTCCAGAATTTTCAAGGTATTTAATTTCCCCTAATGGTGTGTCAGTAAAATTAGTTTGGGGTAAGTAGCCAGAAACAACACTAGTTAATACCATTTTATTTGTTGAGTTTTCATAGTAACCAACAGGTCCTCCAGAAAATCCTGGATTGTTATGACCATCTAATAACATAATCGAACTACCATTTGGTTCATGAATATATCCAGAAACAATACATTTTTTGACAAGTGGAATAGGAAAGTTTGTTTTATTTGTAAAACTTTGATTTAAATTGTAAGGAAAACCTAGAAAGAAAATGTCACCACCAATAACTATATCCTCATCTAACAAAAAAGGAATGTCTTGAACGACTTTTTGTTGTAATTTAAATACAGCAATATCAACCCCTGATATTTCTGAAATATTTATATTTAAGGAAAATTCAATAAAACCATTATCAGTACGTATTTTGAAGTTTTTAATTTCTCCATTTTTTGCATTTGGAAATAAATGTTTTGCTGTAATTAGAAATTGGTTATTATTCCATGTAATTATGAAACATGTCCCTACTGAAGTTTCAAAAATAATATTAAATGTGTTCGTAAAAAATCCTAAAGGTATTGATTTTTCCATAGTTTTTTTTTATAATGTTGTCTAACTCTTTTATACTCGCTATAAACTAGCGACTATACATCTTAGTTGTGATGAATAGTCGCTACCAAGTAGCTAATTTTTATCAAAAATACTTTTTTTTTATTTTCCTACAAGTCATCAAACGGATTTTTATTTGTTGAATACTTTTAGAGCCTGTTTAAATTTTAGTGGAAAATTTTGTTAAAGCATTTCCGTGAACTTCCTACAAAATCCATTCAGGAGAAACCTGTCAAATATTTGGCAAGTTTTTTTTCTGCTTTCTTTCCTAGTTTTGAGCTTTAAACAAAGTATTATGAATAAAGAAATTTTCCCAACAGAGCCCAGCGAAGATGGCTTTTTCTACCAAAGTGAAGAGGAGAAAAACAGCGGCATATTAACCCGGAAATACGACAACGGAAGTGAAGTAAAACACCTTGAACTCAAGGATGGCCGAAAAGCTTCGGTGAGAAAGCTCAAAGGCCGGGATTTTGTCGAAACCAAGAAAAGAATGCAAAATGATCCTGCCGGTGATTTTGAAACCATCAATATGAGTGTAGCCACCACCATAGAGGGAAAACAGCAGCCCCCGGAATTTTATCTCGATGATCTCTTCCAGGATGATTATGCAAAACTCATGATCGCGTTTTCCTCATTAAATTTTTAATAGGGCTCAGGGAAATAGCCTTTACAGCGCACTTCTATGGCATATCACCATTAGAGGTAGAACAGTGGTACAGCCGTGAGATATACCTTTATTATAGAGAAGCGGTAGCCATTCATAATACCTTAAACTCTATCGAAGAATGAATCATGCAGCTACCGCCGTAACCCTTTTACTCAGAGCCGATATTTCAGGCGCAGAGTCCGCCATCAGACAACTTGACAGATCTTTCTCCGGCACATTAAGCAGAATCAATGCACAGGGACAATCCTTGATCAATAGGGGGAAGAAAATGCAGGAGGCAGGCCTTTCCAACATGGCTGGAGGTGCTGCCATGCTCGCTCCATTAGGTTTAGCCGTAAAACAGGCCATAGAATTAGAATCAAAAATTGCCGATGTGGCCAAGGTAACCAATGATGATTTTGGAAGTAAAGGGTTTACTGAATTAACCAATAATGCCATCGCTGTTTCTAATCTATACGGAGGGGCTGCTACCAGTGTAGCAGAACTCATGGCCGAATTGGCAGCAGGAGGCGTGGCCAAAAAAGAAATTGATGGAGTGGCAAGGTCTGCCAGTAAGATTTCTTTCGCCTTTGACATGGCAGCAGGGGAGGCAGCCAAAGGCTATATGGTCATTAAAAATGCCATGGGCATTACCCTAAAAGAAACCGATGCCGTAATGGATGCCATGAACGCCGCCACCAACAAATTTGGCGGTAAAGCTTCCAATCTGGTGACTTTTATGGCCAAGGGCGGAGCCTCTGTAGCCAGTACATTAAAAGTTTCAGGAACTCATATGCAGGCCTTCGGGAATGCCCTGCAGGTTGTAGGACAAAGCGGCGAAGAGTCCGCAACCATCATGAAAAGATTCCAAAAAGCCATCATGGGAAATAAGGAGCTCAGCGCGATGTTTGTTAAAGCAGGCGGCGGAGCAAAAGGACTCATCGCTATTTTGGAAAAAGCAAAAGCCAGCGGTAATGCCTTTAGCTGGCTCAATAAAAGAGATGTCGGTGAATACAGTAACGCGGTAGCTCAATTAGCTGCCAATATGGATACAGCAACCGGAGTCAGAAACCAGCTTAACTTTCTCTCTAAAAATTCCAATGTGACAGGTAGTGTTCAAAATGAAGCCCAGAACCGCTTAAAAACAACAGGTGCACAATTGGAAATCCTAAAGCAGCAAACCATCAATGCCGGTATTAAAATAGGAGGCGCTTTATTACCCTCCCTAATGAAGCTGGCTCAGGCTGCAAAACCACTCATAGACAACCTTTCTAAATGGATAACAGAAAATCCTAAATTAGTGGAGGGTATTGTAAAAATCATTGCAGCCATTGCCGCTCTAAAGATAGGAGTCGGCGCCTTACAATTTGGACTTGGAAGTACGATCACCACGATAGGAAAATTTATCACTGGCGGAAGTAAGGCACTAAGTGCCATTTCTAAGTTTTCCTCAACAATAGGACCGCACATCGGTAAAACTTTCACAGTAGTGGGCAGAGTTTTTACCAGTATAGGCCCCGCCGCCATAAAAGCCGCTATGGGTCTGGGAAAAGCATTCAGGTTTATTGGGATCGCTTTTTCCACCGTGTCAAAATTACTCATCGCAAATCCCTGGATACTCTCTCTGACCGCCATTGCAGCAGCAGCCTATCTTATTTATAAAAACTGGGATAAGATTTCCACCTGGTTTTCTAAATTATGGACCAAGGTAGCCGCTGTTTTCCGTTCCTATATTAAACTCATATCCGCTCTGCTGATCAAATTCACCCCTGCAGGACTGATCTATAAACATTGGGATAAGATAAAAGGATGGTTCTCCTCACTCTGGGGCACTCTAAAAGAACTCTTTAATAAAGGACTGGAAGGCATTAAATTTTTATTTTTGAATTTCACTCCGCAGGGGCTGATCTACAAACACTGGTCTCCCATTACTGCTTTTTTCCAGAAATTATGGGACAAGGTCAAAGAGATATTCGCTAAAGCGATCAGTTGGATAAAAAATTCTGCGATAGGCCCATTAATCAGTAAGATGTTAAGTGGCCTGCAAGGAGCCGTGAGCAGTACCCGTTCCGCTCTTGATTACGCCTCAAAAAATTCTCTGGACGCAACAATTAATCATGTGGGAGGCACTAAAGCGCTCCCTCAACCCAAATCGTATGCCCGAAATCTAAACAGCAGCATGAGCTTCGCACCGGTGATTAATATAAGCGGCAGTATGGATCAGCCGACCCAACAAAAACTGACCGCCCAGATGCGAAGGGATTTTGAAAAGCAAATGGCAGACTACAGTCACGGACAAAAAAGAAAAGGATTCGAATGATATTTCAATTAGGCAATAAAGAATTTTCAGGCCTCTACGCCCCGGAAGCATGGTCTTATTCCGGAAATGAGGCTGTGCTTTCCCAGTATGATTTGATAGGCTCCAAGCCAAGGCTACAATTGGGGAGTGAAACCCTGGAAGAATTATCCCTACAGCTCACTTTAAGAGCGGATTTCTGCAATATCAATCAGGAATTACAGGATTTTGAAACATGGAAAAGCACAGGAGAAATATTACCCCTGATATTAGGCAATGGGGAGTATATCAACGATTTTGTACTCAAGTCCGCAGTGAAAACCATCTCGCAGACTTTCAGCGATGGATCCCCTATTGAGATTCAGGTTTCTCTGTCTCTTTTGGAAGTAGCTAATGATCCTGATAAGAAAAAAATCAATGCAAGGAAAAATGCACGGGCTGTTGGTGATAAACAGCAGATCAATACACTTCCTCCACAGCCCAAAACCTCAGAAGCACAGGCCCATAAAGCACTCATGGATGCCCAGTTAAAAGCATGGCAGGCCGCTGAAACAGCCAATCAAACCCTCCAAGTGGACAATCCCGCTTCTTTATTTGACAAAGTTAAAAACACTCTCGATCAGGCGCAGAATAACATGACCAAAGCAATCGATGCTATTTCTGAGGCGCAGCAGCAGATCCATAATGCAGCCGGTATTATTTCAGCCCTTAAAGAGTCTATGGCTCAGCTCACAGAGATTAAAACGGTAATGAAAGAACCTTTCAGAACACAAGACGTAAAGGCTGCTGTTTTGAATGCACAAAACGGAATCAGGGCGGTTAATACCGCTTCTACCGTATTCACTAATGATATTATTCTAAGAAAAATATAATAGCCGATACGATTCAATATATCACGCAAGATGGAGAGAGATGGGATTCCATTTCCTGGAAAATGTATGGAACCGTGAGAGAAATTCCACGATTAATTTCTGCTAATCCCCAGGTGCCCATTTCTGAAAGACTAAAAGCAGGGACTGTGCTGGAGGTTCCAGTATTGGAAAGTTACAACCTAAAAACCGAAAAAGACCAATTACCACCATGGAAACGCTAGATCAGATATACATCAAAGTCCTTTATAATGGTAAAAACATTACCGCAGATGTAAGCAAAAGCCTCATGTCTTTGGGGTATACAGATCATATGTCCGAGGCAGATACTCTGGACATTACCCTGGAGGATTCTGAGTGTAAATGGCAGAGTGAGTGGTATCCCGAGAAAGGTGCAAAGATCACTGCTCAAATCGGTATTGCAGGAGGTGAAGTCTTAGATTGCGGAATCTTTGAAATTGATGAGATTGAATTGTACGGCAGCCCCGATGCAGTCAATATACGCTGTATCGCAGCCGGATTTAAACAGGGACAGAAAAGAACCCTAAAAAGCCATGTTCACGAAAAGAAAACCCTTTCTCAGATCGTGCATACCATCGCAGCAGATCTAGGGTTAAAAGTCATTGGCAATGTGAGCCAGGTAAAAGTAGAGAGGCTCGTTCAGCAGAAAAAAGGCAATCTGACCACGCTCAAAAAACTCGCTTCCAGATACGGCTATACCTTCAATGTCAGGGATCAGAATTTAATTTTTATTAAAAACGAAGAATTGGAGGGTAAACAGGCCGTAGCCTATTTCGATAAAACGGATCTAATCAGCTTCTCTTTAACGGATAGAACTTTTGGCACCTATAGCTCCGCATCTATCAGGTTTCACAATCCGGAAGCAGGATCCATTATTGAGTATAAGACCTCAGAGGGAGGACTCCCCAATTCAGATGATGTCCTACATTTAGAACAGAGCGTAGATAGTATCGAGCAGGCACAGCAGATCACAAAATCAGCCCTCCGGGAAGCTAATAAAATGCAGCAATCAGGAAATATTGCCCTTCCCGGATCTGTGGTTCTGATAAGCGGCAATATCATTTCCCTGCATCGCCTGGGAAGACTTTCCGGGGATTATCTGATCAAAAGTGCTTCTCATACCTTGAGCAGTACCAGCGGCTGGCTGGTAGATGCAGAGATCTATAAAGTAGGATATAAGGAGGAGCTAGAAAAACAGACCGAAAGAAATACCCCGAAAAAAAATAAAAAAGACAGCAGCCAGTAAGTTTTAATGATAAAGCCAACTGGAGAATCCTTAAAAAATTGGCCACCACAATGCTAAAATTCGGATTTATAACAGAAATAGACCACGCTAAAGGGTGTGTCAGAGTGAACTTTGCCAGCGATCAGATCGTCAGCAATCCCCTGCCGGTATCTGTACCGGCTTCAAAAAAGGACAAATACACATTCCCATTTTCAATCAATGAGCAGGTATGGTGCCTGATGGATGAAAACTGTGAATTCGGAGTCGTGGGCGGCGCCATCTATTCCCAGAAAGATTTCCCGCCACAAGGAGCCCGTGAAGATAAGCTCATCACAGAAATGAACGATGGTACATTTAGACTGGAAATTGATAAAGCAAGCGGGAAATTCAAGATCAGCAATCCCGAAGTTAGTTTTAAGGAATTGTTTGAGGATTTAAAAATACTCATTGAAAACCTCAAAGTCAAAACATCCTCAGGACCCAGCGCAGGACTCCTGCCCGATACCATAGAGCGATTAAACCAGTTCGAACAGAAATACGAAAAAATACTATCCTGATGCCATTAGATAAAAATACATTAAAAACCGAAATTAAAGCCATTCTATCCGATATGGAAAACAAAGAAACGGACAGCAAAGAAGAATTTGCCCAAAGACTTTCAGAGGCTATTGATGCATTTGTTAAGAGCGCTACGGTTACGGTCGCTGCGGGAATTCCGGTAACAACCTCCGGCGGATCGGGCTCTACTTCAGAGCAAGGAACTGGAACCATCTCCTAAAGGCAAATATTCAGCAAAAATTTTCCCGGCACAAGACATTAAGTTTGCCCTATGCAAGTGAGCGATATCCCAACAAAAAACTGGCAGTTAGACCTTAACAATGCAGGTAAAATTGTAGCCGGATATGATGATATTCAGCAGTGTATTGCTATTATTCTGCGCACCCGAAAAGGAGAAGACCCCCTAAGACCAGACTTTGGAAGTGATATCTGGAAATGGCTCGATAAACCCATATCTGCCTCAATTCCCAACATGAAAAGAGAAATTATTCAGGCCCTGCAATCATATGAACCCCGAATAACCATCCAAAAAATTGTCCATGAAATGGATATAACAGAGGGCAAAAGCAATATTATTTTTGGGATTACCTACAAAACCGGAGAGAATTACACAGGTACCTTTCAGTATCACCTGAAACAGGACACCAGGCCTTTGGCTCTTTCCGCATCCTACCTGCCTGATGCATTCCTCTATTTTATTGAGATGTCTTTACAGGGTGGGGAGGTTACTCCAGCGAGTCCACAAAATGGATTCCTGTCTATTAATGAAATGATGAAATGGGTACATCAATTTTGGGGAAATCTGGGCAATTGGTATCTACTCATCCAGGAAAACAAGGTGATTGTGTATATCAATACCCAATTAGGAGCATCCGGTAAATTGACCGTCACAAGTGTTACAAGTGAATTACACGCACCATTTCCAGAGAGATACGATCTTATCAATTACAATATCATATTTAAGAAAGACGGACGCAGAATAGCTCCCTGGAATTCAGAAGGCTTTCAGACCGAAAATGAAGCGTTGAATTTCGTAAGTCAGCAATACAAAGACTATGGGAAGTGGATCTTAAAAGACAATTATTTAGTGCTCATAGCAAGTGAGCCTTTAGATGGCTGTACGTTAGAAATTAACCTATTAACAAAAGGGGCTTTTAGCTCTGATTTTAATGAAGACTTTGAAATATAATGGAAGCACCTGAATTTATAGATATAGACCCTGAAACCATTATCCGCGAGATAAAATCGGACTACGAGCAGATGACCGGCAGTACCCTTTATCCCGGACAGGTAGAACAATTGCTGATTAATGCTTTGGCCTATCGGGAAGTCTTATTAAGAACACAGATTCAAAATGCCGCAACACAGAATCTGGTAGCCTTCAGCTCTGCCCCCTTTTTAGATTTCCTGGGAGATCTGGTCGGCGTAAAAAGACTTCCACCTTCTAAGGCTTTCGTTCAGGTAAAAATGAAATGTACGCCAGGACACGGAGTTCTCACCATACCAAAGGGCATTAGAATACAGGCTAATAATACCGGGGAGGTCTTTGCTCTCATGGAGGATGTGACCCTTCAGGCTGATGAAGATGAAAAAACAGCATCATTTGTCAGTGTGAATAACGGCGCACAGGCTAATGGATTGAATCCCGGGGAAATATCAATCATATTAGACCCTCAGCCTTATCTCTTCTCGGTAACCAACATCAATACATCCACAGGCGGAAGCAATGAAGAATCGGACGAAGCTTTGCGAGAGCGTATTACCCTGGCTCCACAATCTTTCAGCAATGCCGGAAGCCGCGGAGCGTATGCCTTTTTTGCACGCAGCGCCAATGCAGCAATTATGGATGTAGGAATCACCTCCCCTCTTCCCGGTCAGGTTAATATTTATCCATTAATGAAAGACGGAGAATTACCCAGCCAGGCCGTTTTGGACCAGGTAAAGATCGCATGCAGCGATGAAAAAGTACGACCCCTCACAGACACAGTTATCGTACTGCCCCCTACCGCTAAAAGTTACCAGATTGATGTTGATCTCACATTAATCACAGGGGCTTTAAGTTCGGAAGTTATCGCTATGGTACATGATAAACTCATCAATTATGCCAGCAGCAGGAAGATGAAAACAGGACTTGACGTGGTTATCGAAAAAATTATAGGAGAAGCCATGAAAGTAGATTCTGTGTATGAGGTAAAGGTAAATTCACCTTTATCGACAATCCTTGTCGGTGAAGATCAGGTAGCCCTATGCTCGGGGGTCAATGTTAAAGTAACAGGATATAGCGATGAATAATATACTGCCCGAGAGCTTGCAGCAACCCCATATCATCGCTTTTGACCTTTTGGCAAAAAAGCGCTTTAATGCCATAGAGCTAGATACCCTGCTGGTCTACATGATTGATTCCGTACCGGAATCAGTCCTAAGAACATTAGCGATTCAGTTTGATCTCATGGGCTACAATGGATGGAAACTCGCAGACACCACCGAAAAGAAAAGAGACCTTATCAAAAGAGGAATTGAGCTTCACAGGTATAAAGGGACGCTCTGGGCCATCAAAGAAGCCCTGAGAACAGTAGGATTTCCTGATGCAACCATTACAGAGCATGTAAACCACTGGGCAGGATTTACCATTGAACTGGGTATTGGGCAGAATGCTGTAGATCCACAGCGTATTGAAGATGCCCTGGCCATGGTCAAAGCCTATAAGAATGAACGATCACATCTCATGGGATTTGAATTTAAACTCGATTTCCAGGAAATGCTTTCATTGGTCGATGACAGCTATGAAGCTCCCGGAATAGAAAGTGAAGATGCTCTATTCTTAGGGGGTGACTTTATATATGACGGCACCTACACCTACAATGGTGAAAAAAATTACAACAACGACAACGATGTTTTAGAAATCATAATAAACTGAGATGAAAGAAAATATAATAACAAAAGGATCTCTGGAAATCATTGTAAAAGATTCGGCAACACGACAAACCCTGAAGCGGATGAGCGGTGATAATCTTATTGTTTCCGGAGGAATCATCAACGTAGCCAAACTACTGGGCGGAGATCTTTCCGGGAAAAGTATTTCCAAAGTAGGTTTTGGTGAAGGCCTCGCCGATCCCTCACCACAAGACAATGCCCTGGTCAATGGTTTCTATAAAAATATAGATAGCGTTACCTACCCTTCCATGAGTAAGGTACAATTTACTTTTTCTTTAGCTGCCGGGGAGGCGAACGGACTCAAAATTACAGAGCTGGGACTTTTTAATGCAGATCTGGTCATGTTTTCAAGAAAAACCAGACCGGAAATACTCAAGACATCAGCAATTATTTTAACAGGAATCTGGACCATAACAATTAACTAAAATGGGAGTTTTACAAGAATCAGCAGAGTGGGAAAAAAGCATCTATCAGATAGAACAGTCGGATGTAGTACGGGGAGGTGATCCCCAGTCCGGAGGAATTGCCAACCGACAGGCTCAGCAGCTGGCCAATAGAACGAAGTATCTTTATGATCATTTCAGCAAAAGAAAATCTCTAACCATCAAGCAGGTTTCACAGAGCATTCAATTGACTTTGCCTGATATCGTGGATAAAGACGTCGTTTTGGATATTGCAAGCAGCGGCAAAGTGGTAACAGTAAATACTTCAGGAATTAATGAGGGTCAGGTTATGTCTTTCACCGCACTGGGGACAAACAGAAACGCCGTAAAAATAGAAACCGGAATCCCCATAGAAGCAACTCCCGATGATGAGTTTAAAACAGATTTGTGGTTACATGGCGGAGAAAGCTTTTCAGCAGCATTCTACGGAGGTAAACTCTATCTCATCGGTGGAAATATTCATCTGGAAAACATTGGTGAAGTACGCTATGGATATACCCCGCAATCTTTCTCTCTCCCGGCAAACGGCACTCTTGTTAACCGAGCGGATTTCCCAAGACTTTGGCAAATGGTCAGCAAATATTCCAAGATCGTTACAGACTCCCAGTGGCTCAGTGCCAGTGGTTTAAACAGCGGATATTTTTCCTCAGGCAATGGTACTTCTACTTTCAGGGTGCCGGATTTACGAGGTCTTTTCATTCGTGGATTAGACGCTGGAAGGGGCATAGACCTGGACAGAAATTCAGCAAACATTCAGGACGGATCTTTCCAGGCAGATGCTTTAAAAAAGCACAAACACCTCATTACCGATGTTCATCCCTATGATGGATTTGCACTGCTGGGAGGAGGATTTAATGGAGGAGCAAATAACTTCAAATGGAGAAATACTGAAACCCAGGAAGCAGGAACCTATGAAACAAGACCGCAAAACATAGCCCTAACACCTTATATAAGATTTTAAGATGGATACAACGAATATTAAAAATAAGATCAACCTAAACATCAAAGACAATCAGGCCAGAGAAATTACCGCTGAAAAAGTCAGGGAGGTGCTGTATTATATCGTGGATGAGTTTAATGATAACTTTGTCGATGAAAAAGGCATTGATGGAAAACTCGATAAAACGACCGAGACCGTTTCAGGTCCTGATACCGTTTTTAAGTATGCCTATATTCTTGACCAGGATAATAATGTCAGAAGAATGTTTGCCGGTGATCTGGGGAAAAATGTTGCCAATTCGGCATTGACATCAATTGCCGGAGCCGGATTGACTCTAGGCGCCAACTGGACCATTAATACAGCAGGATTCTATTATTACCTCAAAAATTTGCCCGATAAATCAACAGATTCCACATTTGTAAGAATGAGAGTCCAGGATTCAACAGGCCAGGAAGCATGGAGTAACGGGAAAAATATCGTCTTACGTTTTCCCTCACTGGCAACCGATGCCGAAAAAACGACCTTTAGAAATGGACTGAAATTATCAACTGAAAATTTCTCTACAGGGACCCCAAGAATTGATGTCCTACTCCTTCCTTTTATTGACAATACAAAGAACTTCATTCAATATACAACACTCGTAGGAGTCAATCTATTTGTGGATAATATTACCCCAAACGCCTACATCAAAATTAAAAGAATCAAGGATATTAACGGTACAATTCTTCCAGCACCTGAAACCTATGATGTCGATAATTTCACTGTACTGCAGAATTTCCCCAATAACCTGAATTTTGGAATCAACTGGAAAACAAAGCCAGAAGGATATTACCAGGTTTTTGTAACCCATAACAATATGACAAACGCAAGCTCCCCGGAATTAATCGTAAAAGAAGGATTAACTTACAGCCAGTTTACAGGCATTGCGAACTGGCAGAAAGCTTCAGGAGGGGATTCTTCCGTAAATGACACAGCCATTTCATCTGGATCTCAAAACACCCTCTATTACTCCGATAACTTAATAAATACCGCCGAAGTAAATGCAGGTTTTATGGCCTCATTTTCTTTAAATAATCAATTAACCAACTATGGAGCCAACTTCGTTAACTTTTGGAGATGCGGGTTAATTGGCAACGGGGATAGCGTATTCTATGGAGTTCAGTACTACGATGGCGGCGGAATAGGCATGTTACCTGGCACTACATTGGCCATAAGAAACGATACTTTTCATATTGCCTATTATAATGGAGTCGTATATGTCATCGCCGAAGGAAATGGCAAAACGTATCAACAGTTTAACAGTACTTACAATTTATACCCGAAAAGGTTTGTTTTCCAATTAGGTGGAGGAGGACAAGGCTCTATCAGTATGCAGGTACTAGGAAAAATTCTATTATCTTAAAAATTAAAAGCATGAACGAAAATTTAAACATACCCGAAAATATTCAAAAAATTACCTTTTTTGTAATCAGTTTGTTCTGCACATTAGGTAAATATCTTATAAAGTGGGATTATAAGCTTACTACATTATATGCTATTCTAACAAGTAACAATCTTGTTTTTGACCGTTTTTTCCACATATGCCCGAAAAGCTGAACAAAAACTTCAAAAGAAGCTAATATATTAATCTTTTAATACAATAATCACAATGAAAAATTATACTCAGGCTCCTTTGCCTTTTCAGGGACAGAAAAGAAAATTTTTAAAACACTTTAAAGAAGCTTTAAAAGAATTCTCACCCAATGCTACCTATGTAGATTTATTTGGTGGATCGGGACTGCTCAGCCATACTGTGAAAAATTTCTATCCGGATGCAACGGTTATTTATAATGATTTTGATAATTACACATTACGCATTGAGAATATTGATAACACCAATACTTTACTGGCTGATATTCGGGCAATCTGTTCTAAAAATACCAATAGAAAAGACAAAGAAAGACTAAGTGATAGTCTTTGTCGTGAAATTATTGAAAGAATAAGCCATGAGCAAGGTTTTATCGACTGGGTGACCATATCATCATCTTTACTGTTCTCCATGAATTATGTGACAAACTTTGACCAGCTGAAAAAAGAAACATTCTATAATAAGGTCAGATTAAGTGATTATAACGCAGAGGGCTATCTTGAAGGGGTAAACACAACTAAAAAAGATTATCGTGATTTATTTGCCGATTATAGAAATAATACAGATGTAGTCTTTTTGGTTGATCCTCCCTATCTATCAACAGATACCACAACATACAACCGTAATGATTATTGGAAATTGTCAGACTATCTCAATGTACTCAAGACTATTGAAGATACATCTTACTTCTATTTTACAAGCAATAAAAGCCAAATTACAGAGCTTTGCGAGTGGATGCAGCAGCATGGATACTGCAGAAGTCCTTTTGATGGAGCTAAAACCATAACCGTAGGAACACAGCTGACTTACAATGCTGCTTACAATGATATAATGATCTATAGAAATATTTTTTAAACAGTATTTCAATTCTCTTTTAAAGCATCCCAAATGGATGCTTTTATTATATATAGAAACAACAAACATAACAATAAAGCCGGATCGGTATTTCACGTTTTTGTTTGGCCAATTAGAAGTTCAAAAAATATCTCTATATTAGCACCCATAATTTTTACGAAACAAGCGTAAGCTATCATTTGGGATAAAGAAAACCGCGAATTTTCTAAAACAGTTCTAAAAATGATAGGCTTACGCCCTCGTACCTATATGGGCGTGAGGGCTGTAAGTCATATCTGAACTGTTGGGTTCTTCGCGGTACCTCTTTATCGGATTGGCTTCAGTATCACGCCTTTCTTATTTTAATGTGATTTTTATCATGTGTAAGAAAATACGTCACGGTTTGTCGCCGTGTCGTGATAGCTTTGCATTAGAACGGCTGAAAACACATAAATAATAAGGTTAAGAATGTTCATGCTAAATCTATAAAACAACTCTTTATCTTGTGAACAAAAAAATATACTTTTGCAGGAAAGTTAAAACATAAATATTTAATACATATATAATTATGAAAGTACAATTATTTTCGATTGCACTATTAGTGTCATCATTTTCATTCGCCCAAAGCTGGAATACTACTGGGAATTCAGGGACTAATCCATCCAATAATTTTATTGGAACTACAGACAACCAACCTCTGGTTTTTAAAACGAACAATACAAAAGTGATGAACATTCTTCCAAATGGAGTAATAAATGTAGGAACTAATGATCCGGGAGGTAGTGGTGAGGCTTATTTCAGAATCTATAAGGAAGACAATCTGGCTTTTGAGATCGCTAATTCATTGGGATCATTCCAGATCGGAAAATCGGGCTGTTCAGGCTGTTGGGGTGGACAAATCGGAGATACAGTTCTTAGAAACTTAGGAAAAAGCCACAATATCATTATCGCTCAACCTAATGATGGTAATGATGGCTCTACCTATTTCGGTATTCAGGATGCTTATAATGGAACCTGGGTAAAGTTTTTCAATAATGCTATTGCCAGATTTGACGGTAAAATTAAGGCTAAAGAGGTTGAAGTAAAAGCTAATGTATGGGCTGATTATGTCTTTAAAAAAGAATATCAGCTGAAATCTTTAGAGGAGGTTGAAAAACATATTAATGAAAAAGGGCATTTGCCTAACATTCCCACTGCTCAGCAAGTACTGGAAAACGGAATTAATGTTGCTGAAATGAATTCTAAGCTGCTTGAGAAGATTGAAGAATTAACATTATATTCTATTGAGCAAAATAAGCAATTAAAGTTCCAGGCAGAAGAAATTAAGATGTTAAGAAAACAATCCGAAGAGCTTCAGGAACTCAAAAGTCAAGTTCAGCAATTATTATCAACCAAAAAATAATCACCAATGAAAAGAAAATTACTATCACTTTCATCCCTGATGATAAGCTTCTTCGGGTTTTCCCAAACCGAAGTCTATTTCAAATATGATGAAGCAGGAAATCAAAGATACAGGGGAACTAATATCGCTGGGAAAATAGCCCAAGAGCCTGTACAAACCGTAGCTAAAACAGCTTCCCCTACTCAAATTATAGATGAAACTTCATTTTGGAAGCAAATTAGACTATATCCCGTTCCTGTAAACGACTATCTTACGATAGACTGGAGTGAAGAGGTAGATGGACTCATAGAATCTATTTCACTGTATCAGCATAGTACAGTTCACTGGAAATTCCAGCAGCAGAATGCGCCTGATCTTAACAAGCAAGTAAAGGTTAACATGATAGGCTATGATTGGGGGGTATACGTTGTACAATTTACCCTAAAAGATGGCAGAATTTTTAGTAAAAATATCACCAAACGATAAGAGCCATGAAACGTTACGATAAGAAAATACAACTATTTTCAACAATTATACTGTCACTTTGTTCGGTATTGGGCTTTTCACAGACCATACTGTATCAAACAGAAAGTACCTCAAGGACGGTTCAAGACCCGCAATCAGTGGTGTTAGCACAAGGATTCTATGCTTCTTCCAGCTCATCGAATCCCTTTGTTGCTAAGATCGGTCCAGCTACTGAGAATCCGGGAGGTGGACCTGTGGACTCTGGCGCTGGATCAACCAACCCATCAGGAACGACAGCACCGGATGGAAAGAGTTTTCATGACACTAAAGGAAATATTGAGGTTAATGGAGCTGGGCAATTGCAATTCACATTACCTATTGCCCTCCCTCCAGGAGTAAAAAGTGTAGCACCACAGATTAATCTATTGTATACCAGTGGGGCTTCTAATGGAATAGCTGGTTATGGCTGGAATATTTCAGGAATTACCTCTATTTCAAGAGCCGGAAAAACAATTGATAAAGACGCAGAAGCTAAAGCAGTACAAATTGATTATTCTGATTATTATAGTTTTAATGGTCAGCGATTGATTTTAAAATCTGGAGAATATGGTAAAGATGGTGCAGAATATGTGACAGAGAAATATTCTAATATCAAAATAAAATCTGTCGGAAATAGTTTAAATATTTCAGGACCTAACTATTGGGAAGTGACTTTTGAAAATGGTTCTCAAGCTAAATATGAGAAAACATTTTCAACAGGATTTATGGGCGATACTACCCCAGCATTGGAGTATAACATCACAAAATGGAAAGATCCTCAAGGGAACTTCATCACATACAACTATGAATATACACCACTTGGTTCCGCGGGTATTAATGGTGGCGTGTCCAGAATATCCACTATAACATGGGGAGGAAATGAAACATTAAACAAACCTCATTATAACAGCATTGAATTTACTTATATAGACAGGGACTTGATCGAACAGTCATATGTACAGGGATTAAAATATACTCAAAATAAACTTTTGTCCGAAATTAAGGTAAGTTACAATGGCAGTCAATTTAAAAAATATGGAATTGATTACATTAAAAATGGAACAAATTATCAATCAGTTGATAAGATAACGGAGTACAATGCAGAAAACAAAGCTGCTAATCCGGTAGTTTTTACTTATCCAGCTCCTACCCAGCCTGTTTTAGAGTTTTCAGATAATAATGTAGATAGCTTTGAAAACGTAAAGCTGACAGGTGACTTTAATGGTGATGGATATTTGGATTTTTCAATGAACAATGGTGTAGTGAAGCTTGGAGGATTGAATAATACCTTTACGGATATTTCCACAGGTAAAACCTTTAATACAGAAGCTAAAGTTATCAGTACGTTGTTAGATGAAGAAGGACAAATCCATAATGGAAACGGAATTGTTCAATACGAAGGCGGCAAAGTAGTAGGGTACATTTTCAGAGATAATACCTTTGCTAAAGTATTTGAGAAGGTGGTTTATGTTGATCCAAACTGTACATATCAGGGAGGTGGCGTAGGCTGTAGTATACAAATGGCTTCATTCAATGAAGGAGATATTAATGGTGATGGTATTTCGGATGTATTTGTGAAGATCAATAAAAAAATTTGCCAGTTTGAACCAACACCCGGATGTAATGATTTAACAAAAACAACTATGTCCACTTCTGATGGTACAATTAACAGACCACCGCCATGTCATGAACTCAATTGTAATACTTATTTGGTAGGGAATTATATTGTTGACTTAAAAAATGCTGACAATCCTTTATCAACCTATACAGTTGATTCAGGGATCAATGAAAGTTCTTATTACAAGCAGCAATATCTGGATGTAGATGGCGATGGTAAAATAAATATTATTGATATTTCCAATACAGCCTATACCGTATTTGAGTTTATAAAAACAGCTCCTAATCAGTATCTTAAGAAGATAAAATTCTCCGGTAATTTAGCTGAAACAAAAGCACCTGAATTTCCTGTTTTGTTTGGAGACTTTAACGGTGATGGGAACCTTGACTTTACGATCCCAACAACAGATAACAAGGATAAAGATAACTGGAGGTTTTATATGGGGACAGGAAAAGGATTTTCCAATATCTTAAAAACTGACTTTTTGAAATACAGAAAACCTAATGACTATCAAAACAGTAATTACCCTACTTTTAATATTTACCAGCATGTATATTCGGTATCAGACATCAATAAAGACGGGAAATCGGATATTGTACATATACTGCCCTATAATAAAGCAGGTGTAGTAAATTCAAGTGGACTTATACTGAATAGATATTACGGCTATACTATTGACACTTATACATCTAATGGAGCTACGGCCAATGGAAGTCCTGATTTTTATACAAGCTATACATATAACGGCTCTAATTATGTAACAGGTACCAGTGAATTTGCTTTATTCTCTCCTATCACATCACAGGTAAAAATCAACAACAACTATTATGATGTACTATTATTCTGGAAAGAGAGAATGCACAAGCTTAAATCACCTTCTTCTGCTGGAAAGCTGTCTCAAGTGCAAACTATTACTCAGGGAGGGATTACTACATCAGCAGATTATTTAGAGGTAATCCCGAATAATCCTCTTAACCCTAATTTTTATCAAAAGGTTAAAAAAGAATATTATCCTTATTTTTCTTTAAGCAGGGTTGACCAATCCTATGCTGTATCTCAACTTAGACAAGAAGGCAGAAAGCAGGATTTTCGATACAGAGGGATGACCGGACATATGCATGGAAAAGGGATGATGGGCTATTATCAATCTGCCCGCAGTTCATGGTATGCAGACGGTTTTGAAAATACGAAAATCTGGTCAGCAGTAGAAATAGATCCTCTTTTTGATGGGCTTCCGGTGAAAGAATGGAGTATCTCGACCAACGACGAATCAAAAATATTCCCTGCTGATATTTCTGAGAACAACACCCAGCTATTAAGTTTCAAATCTACTATTTACCAAACAGATAAATTATTAAACGGACAAATCGTAACAGGCATAATTGCTGATGCTGATAAGCCAAAGGTGATAACTGCTACTGTTCCCAAAAGTACTAAAACAAAGGATTTCCTGAATGATACATTAACAAACGCTTCTATTACTTATGGGGATTATTATCTTCCAAAGCAAAGTGTATCGAATGTTAATAATGGATATGCAATAACAACTTCTAATTTTGAATATATTCATAATACATCAGGAATTGCGGCAGATTACTTTGTAGGTCGTCCTCAATCTAAAACTGATCAAATCTCAGCTTACGGAGATACCAAATCCGCAAAAGAAGAATATACTTATGAGAGTAATCTCTTAAAAACACAGAAAACCTGGAACAGAGATAATACCGGATATTTACTGGAAACTTATAGTTACGATGGTTTTGGAAATATTACCGGAAAAATAACTAGCAATAGTATTGATTCCCAAATTCAGACAGAAGCAAGCGTATATGATCCGAAAGGGAGATTTGTTGTAAAGAAAACAGATAACTTAGGATTAGAAACAGGTATTGAGTATAATGACTGGGGGCAGATCAAAAAGCAAACTGATCCGTTAGGAAATATCCTTACCAATACCTACGATGCATGGGGTAAAATCCTTACCTCCAAAACAAATCTTGGAGGAACGACTACCTATCAATATAATAGAGATAACAATTCTAATATCACTGTTACACAGTATAATCCGGATGGAGATATTTCAAAAAAATATACCAATAAGCTAGGACAGGAATATAAAGTCTCTACGAAGGCATTTGGACAGGGACAATTTGTTTCTAAAGAAACCCAGTATGACATACTGGGAAGAAAAATTAGGGAATCCGAGCATTATTTTGAAGGACAAAGTGCTTCTGGATGGAATACCATTACTTATGATGACTCTGTTTTCCCTATCACCAAAGCAACCGCTACATCATTCAATGGTAAGCAGATGGAAACTACTGTCTCAGGCTTGACCACAATTGTCAAAGAACTTAACGGTTATGGAAGAACTACTTCCAAAAACACTGATGCTTTAGGAAATGTAGTTTCTTCAACGGACAAAGGAGGAACGATTACCTTCTTCTATAATGCAGCCGGAGAGCAAATCAAAGCACAGTATGCAGAAAATATTGTCACCACAAAATATGATTCCTGGGGAAGAAAATTAGAATTTAATGATCCTTCCAACGGATTGTACAAATATGAATATGACGGATTCGGACAACCGAAGAAGATCATAAGTCCGAAAGGAACAAAAGAATATATGTATAATAATCTGGGACAGTTGGTTGCTCAGACGGAAATTTCAACTATAGACGGAGGGCAGGCTACCAACAAAACAATTTCTTTTACTTATGATAATAAAGGAAGGTTAGTTTCAAAAGATGGAACATCTAAAGGAAAAGCTTACAGTTCAAATGTGTCTTATGATCAACAAGGAAGAGTATTATCATCCTCAGAAAGCAGTAACGGAAAATACTTTATCCAGAAAGGAATTACCTATGATGATAAAGGAAGGGTAATTTCTTATGAAAAGCAGCTCTATTCTTCCGGTGCTCTTACTAAAGTTCAGATTGAGAATCTGTACAGCGCCTGGAGTGGTGAACTGTATCAGGTAAAAGACAAAAACTCTGGTAAAATCCTATGGGAATTGACAGAAGCCAATGCCAAAGGGCAAGTGCTGAAAGCAAAATTAGGTGCGGCTAACATTAATAATACATACGATGATAATGGTTTCCTTACGAATGTGAATCACTCTTCGGCACTAAAACCAGGTATTCTCCAACTCTCTTATTCATTCAATGCTATAAAAAATGAACTCAAGAGTAGAACAACAGGTGGAGACTTTAATATTGTTGAATCTTTCGATTATGATGATAATAATCGTTTGGTAAACTGGACAAATCCTGTGACAGGGATCAAGCCAACAAGCAACAGAAACGTTTATGATGTTAAAGGTAGAATCATAGAGAACGACCAAGTGGGAATCATGAAGTATGAGAACTCAGCTAAGATCTACCAGCCAACAGGAATGACTTTGAATGCAGCAGGAACACAAAATTATAACAATGATTTAATACAAAGCATTACCTACAATGAGAACAATGACCCTGTATTCATTGATGGAATGAAAGGAGATGTTGCCTTCCAGTATGGACTTACGAATATGAGACAAAGAGTTACCTATGGTGGTAATTTCAGTATTGATGGAGATGGTAAGTTCACCAAATTTTACAGTGAAGACGGAAGCTATGAAATCGTAAAAGATAATACGACCGGAAAAGAAAAGCATATCATTTATATTGGGGGCACACCTTATGAATCCAATATTGTATATTTAAAAAACTTTACAGAGAGCATCGGTTCTTACAAATTTTTACATAAGGATTATATTGGAAGCATCCTAGCCATCAGCGATGAAGCCGGAAATAAATTAGAGCAGAGACATTTTGATGCATGGGGTAATTTCACACACCTCCAGATAGGAAATGGAGTCATTATTACAGATAAAAATATCATTGATAATGCTTCGTTATTAGTAGACAGAGGCTATACAAGCCACGAACATTTTGCAGAAGTAGGAATCATCCACATGAATGGTAGATTATATGATCCGTTATTGAGAAGATTCTTAAATGCAGATGAAAATATCCAGGACCCTACAAATACCCAAAACTATAATAAGTACGGGTATGTGATGAATAATCCCTTGATGTATAATGACCCTAGCGGGGAATTCTGGCAGATTTTTGCAATTCCTATTGTTAAAGCGTTACTTTTTGCTGTAGTCTCTTACACTGCTACTGTTTTGATTACTGGTGCGAAGTTTAATATTCTTAACTTATATTCTAGCATTGTAATGAGTTTGATAAGTGCGGGGATAACAACTGTTATAGGGGATGTCTTTTCTACTGCAACTGCAAGTATAGGAAATGAAGCTTTAAAAAGCCTCGTCCATGCAGGTGTACAGGGAACATTAAGCTTTATGCAGGGTGACAACTTTTTCACTGCAGCAGCAAGTGCATTTTTATCCAGCTTTGCTTCTTTTGGATATGCTAAAGCTATTGGAGAAGCTGCATATAGCGGTGTAGGCCAGGTTGCATTCAGCATGCTTTCAGGTGGTGTGGGATCTGCCCTTACAGGAGGTAATTTCTGGGAAGGTGTGAAGATTGGTGCTATTGTATCTATTTTTAATCATCTAGCTCACAGAGGAGACAATCTTTTCAAGGCTTCTAAATCAGATGAGGATGGTGATTCTTCAATCATGAAGATAATGAAGGCGAATAGTCCTGTAGGAATTGAATCTGAACAGGGATCTTCTTCTTCTTCTTCTTTTGTTTTTAAAAAATTAAGAAGTACTAACTGGCAGGTTGCTGATGTCTCAAATATCCACTATACTAGTGTCACTTCATTATATCCTAATCTTGACATTTTCTTTTTGTCTGTTACTAGAGGGTATTATCAATTTCCTGTTAAATATGCAAATGGCTATGTTTTACCTAGCAATATAGCAGCAAATATAGCAGCAAAGGCTACTGATTTTGGACTAAAAGAGACTAGAAATTATTACACTATTCGACAAGGTAACGCAATGCAAGCTGAAATGCAAAACTTTTTTAAAACTTCTGTGAATTTTTACCTTGGAACATGGGGAGGCAGGTTTTCATTTTCTCCACCGATGGGCTATAAAGGAATTCCAACCCCATATAGAAGAAATTTAAACCCATTCCAATAAATTATAATTATGAAAAAACTACATATTTTAATTCTTATATTTGTTACTATGAATTTTGAAGCACAAAAAATTGAAGATATTTTTGGAAAAAAATTAGGATCTTTAAATACTTATACTAAAGATCAAACATTTGAAAATAAATTACCTTTATCTTTTTTAGGAAAAGAAGTAAAAGCTTCTAATATTGGCATTAACAATGATACAATAAATTCAATAATTTTTTCCATAGATGTAAAGCATTCAGATATCTTAAGTAAATTATTAGAGTTATATGGAAGTCCGAAAGTTGCTTTTGAAGCCAATCTATTTCCAAGTCAAAACAATAATGATAAAGAAGGTACATTTAGCTCTGGTATAGCATCCAGTAAGGACTTTAAGTTTGATAAAGCTAAATTAAATGAATACATTTATATTGTTTGGGATACCGAAAACTATATGCTAAATTATTATAAGCCTAATTCAGCAATGAATGAAAGTTTGGATGTTAGAATAGAAATGATAAATAAAGGTTTTTAGAAATTTCTTATTCACTAACTTTATATTTTTAGCTCCTGCACTTACTGCAGGAGCTTTTTTATGTAAATATCAGAAGTAATTTTATTTGGTAAACATGCTTACATGAAGCTATTTTAGTCCGTTAAGAACGTTCACCAATCCCAAGTCTCACTTGTTTTAAAGCCTCATTTTCCCTCTTTTTCTTTCCTACAGTGTAAACATTTGTAATAGACTCTGTTCGATGACTGGCTGCTGTCTTTGCAAGATTAATATCCGGTATAGCGATATAATCCGGTGCTAATGGGTCAGGTTTAAATCCATCTAAAATATCTAAGAACAAATGCTTCAGAGCATAGAAATCTTCTGTAACCTTTATAATATTTCCGTTTTCATCTTTTATATTATCAGACTGCTTTATCAGTCTATACCAACGTTTAGTAATTTGATATGGCTGTATTGGATCCTTTCCTGGAACCAAACCTTTGGAAAAAAGATAATCATTTTCAGATTTACACATAGATAAGATTTCCCGCCAATAAGGAATCGCATCAGGAAGAATAACTTTTATAGTTTCTGTATATTGTCTTCCCTTCCTAATAATGACTTTATATTCCTGTTGAATTAAATTAACGTCTTTTTTCTGCAATCTCATTAATTCTGATGTTCTAGCTCCCGAAAGAAAAAATATCTTAAAATATCGAAAGAAATCAGGGTAATTCTCTTCTATATAATCGTGGACTATTTGGTATTTTGAATCTGAAAGAGTTTCCCGGATTGTTACAATTGTTTTCTGCTTGGATATTTCTCTGCATGGGTTATGCTCAATACAACCATACTGTATGAGTTCTTTGAATAAACTCATCATAACACTTCTATACTTATTGTAGACAGAAGGTGTCAATTTAGCATGTTCAAAAGCATTTTTAATATGCCAAATTTTTACTTCTGATATTTTCAGCTCATCATATTTTAACCTTTCAAAAAAAGGTTTTAATCGTGCTATACACTGCTTGACTTGTTTTAAATGAATTGATGATGCACTAATTTTATCGTATGCCAATTCCAATGCCTTTATAAACGGAGTGTACGGAGATAGTTCAATATACTGCGAATCCTCTATTACTGCAATAGATTTTTTTTGAATAGGATTATAACCTTCTTTTAAAGTTTTTAATTCATTTTCTAATAGAATTTTAGTGGCGTTTCGCCTATCTTCAATATCCTTATATTCATTCATACCCTTAACAATAGTAAGACGACCATAAGGGTATTTATCTTTGAATAAGGGATCGTGGAAATAATATTGAATTTTCCATGTTAATGTAAGAGATTTTTTTCCGGCAGTTTTCCAGTCTTTCGGAAATACCGAAGGAGTACTACAAGAACATCCATTCGGAAGTAGAATTTTGCTGCGTTTCATTGCTTTGTTTATTAACGATTTTATTAACGTTTGTAAACTGCAATGCTAAAATGTATTTAAATAAAAAGCGGAAAACCCAATGTGGGAAAGGCTTTCCGCCTAGAGCCAACTACGGGACTTGAACCCGTGACCTCTTCCTTACCAAAGATAAGACTTGCGAATTATCAAAATATATGCTCTGATTATCAATTGTTTATATTTTAAATTTTAACTGTTTTTAATGCTATAAACACGGTTACAAACACGATTGTAAGCACATTTTTAACCTTACATTATCATGTAAATCAACACTTCAAATATCCATTTTCTCTTAGTTCTTTATGGATGGATTGAATGTCTTCAGGGATACCTCCCTTAATGAGCCAGTTTACATCCAGTCCATTCTGTATTGCCAAATCCATTAGAACAGGAATACCTCCTACTTTATGACCTAGCTTTTCAAGTTCCGGATTGAACTCAACCCAATAATCTTCGTGAAGCTTATTTACTATAAGAAGAACTTTAAAAATTCGAGCAATAATAGCTACGTAAAACTTTTCTAACTTCCAATTATATTGAAGATCATTAAGCTGATCTGTAATTTGCTCTAACAATTCGTTTAATAAAAATAGGTTAAGCCACGCTTCACCAAATTTATCCTTGGTAACAGAAACATGCTTGTTTATTAAACCACTCATATCGCGGACATCCATACTCAAATAACCAATTGAATAAATATGTTGAGATGATATTTTGCAATACTTTTTCAACCTCTCCTCTACTTCATCCCTTAACTCCTCTACTGATTTTTCGCTTAACAATTCAAACTGCAATCTATTAGCCAGCACCAAATCCTTTTTCAAAAGTCTGAATATTAACTTATCTTTTTCTATCGAAGGAAGATTGGAAACAGCTTCTTTAAACTCTTCAGAGAATTTCATTCTATCTCTTTTTTTAGGCATTAAACAAATCGATTATTATAAAAAAACTAACACTTATTTCTCTTCTAAATAATAGACAGCATCAGGCTTTGTCGCCAAAATTTCTTTAAAGTTATTCATATCAAATGATGGTTGATTAAAAGAAATTACCGCAGTGAAACTCCATATTTCTGAGATGTATCTAATATCAACATATATGTCAGGATAAATATTACTGATGTTGTTATTATCAGACCTAAGAATAATTACATTTTGATCTTTAGGATGCCTGAACACTCTTTTTAATAATAGAGAATCAAGCTCAGGTATTATTAAGGCATGAATCCTACCCTCTCCAAAATTTCTAATATTGTCAATAAATTTTCCCACAAAATAATCTCCATCTTTGATCCCCTCTTCCATAGAGCATCCCTGCACCTCAAAACATCTAAATGTTCCGTTTCTAAGATATGGCAATCTAAAGGTAGGTAATGCTTCTACAAAACTGGCATCCATAAATCCACCTCCCACATAGCCGGCTGCAAGTTTAGCAGGGACCGCCAGAATATTTTCTTCCTCTTCGTTAGATTCAACAGTAACTACAGCAGGCAAGCGATTATAATTGATATAAGGCCTCTTTTCAAATTTAGACCCTGAAACAGCGCTGCTATCGCATTCTGATCTTAACATTTCACCTTTGCCTGTTAGAAGCCACTCAGGATTAAAATCAGGATATTTATCAATGATAATTCTCAATTTATCTACCCCTAAACTATTACCACTATCTAAGAATCCTGTTGAAAACCCAGTTGTTGTATAAAATTTATTTTTACTTATCCCTTTATAATCAAGAAACTGTAAAATTTTCTCCTTATCAGTCATGATTTTTATCTTTAATAATTTTCAAATATAAGATAATTATCATATATTTGTGTTGTAAAACAAACATGAACATTTAAAACTATGGACAAAGATAAGAAAACAAAACAGTACAATGGTTATAATAAGGATATTATAAGAAGACTCAAACAAAAACACGGCTTTACGGCACGTTTCATCTATGCCTCTCTTAGAGGGAATAGAACCAGTGATAGCTCAACCAAAATAGTTGATGATTACAATAAAATGAAAAAGGCAATTCAACAGGTCCTAAACAATATATAGTAATGAAAACAGAAAACTTACTGCGGAGATTTAATGCACTAGAGCAACGCATACGCCGAAGTGAACAATCTTTGGAAGAAGCTAAGCTTGAGGCGTCTACATTAAAACAATTAATCGACAACTCGCAAAGTACTAAAAAAGAAGACATCTCATTTTTAGCTTCTTTGGCAGTAAGTAAGAGAAACGCTCGATTGGGAATAAAGTATGTGGACGGTAAACCTGTGAAAATATAAAAGCCACCCGCACCCAGCAGATGGCTAATGTTTAAGAAAAATTGCTAAAAAAATGATGACAACAAAAGTAAAAAAAATAAATAGCCATGAAACCACACACTAACGACCTCCCTACTACACTTGCAATAGCTCTGATAGTAGTAGGAACAATTTTAACCGGATATGTTCAATCACTAAATTTTTAAATCATGATGAAGCTTGAAAATAAGCTAAGAATAGTACGCATTTCAGCGCTGGTAAGAATGTTTGACACTTTTACTCAACTTAAATTATTTGAAACTGTTATTAAACAAGAAAAAAGGTCTGACTGGGATATATCAGAGCTATTTAAAGAACTGTTCAATATAGATTTATCTGCTTATCATAAAACAGAAGATGAAGAAGCCAATAAATGCATAGAACTTCATTCAGAACTTGAATATCTAATAGAGCGTTATAAGGGATTTGATTTTCTAAAATTTGACAGAGAAAACATAATGGCATTTCTCAACTATACTGAAAATAAAAATCATTCCCTAAAGATTAATCACTTAATGTATAGTAGTGTTATGGAGGTTGTTTGCAGCTACTATAATAATACTACTATCAGCGAAGAAGACTTTTTTAAAAGTATAAATTACTATAAGAGCTTAACATTTCCTGTTTTTCCACTTAATGTAAAAAGTATGGTTAGAAGTCTTCAAGAAACAGAAAAAAGTTTTATAACGATCAGTGAACTAAGAACAACAAGAAAACAATTAAAAGATGGAATTACAAATATTTAACAGTCAAAAATTCGGAAAAATCAGAGCTTTCCAATCTGAAGACAGCAGCCCTTTATTTGTCGCTGTTGATGTCGCAAGGGCTCTGGGATATGAAGATCCGGCTAAAGCAATCGCAACTCATTGTAAATCAGGCGACACGACAAAACGGTTTGTCGCTCACAAAAACGGTATTGGAGGAACATATGTCCAGATCATTAATGAGCCCAACCTTTACAGGCTGATTATGAAATCTAAATTAAAGGAAGCAGAGTCTTTTCAAGATTGGGTTTTTGAAGAGGTTCTTCCTACTATGCGTAAACATGGAGGTTATATAGTAACCCAGGTAACGGACACGAATGAAATGATCATGGCTAAAGGGTTTCAAATAGCAATGCAAACTATCGAAAATGTAAAGCTTAAGAACAAACAATTGGAAATGCAAAATGAGATCCAGCAGCAACAGATCATAAGTGACGCTCCTTGGGTTGACTTATCAAAAAACTGTTATAACAGCACCGGATCCTACACAGCCTCTATCCTATCAGCAAGATTAGGATTTAGAAGTGCAAAAGCATTGAATGCAGAATTGAAAAAGTTAGGCATTCAATACAAAATAAAAGGTGATGATTGTTGGAAGCTTACTGCAAAATATTCTGGCAATGGATATACTAAAACAATACCATATCCATTTTTCAGATCTGACGGAACCTCTGACACCAGAAACAGAATGGAATGGACCGAGAAAGGATTTGTTTTCCTCAGGGAGTTTTTGAGTACAAAACAGATCATACCATAAATTCTTTCAAATGTGCTAAAAAAGCACTTTTAAACCCTATAAAATAATATTATGACATTTTACCAAGACAACAAAAGAAACCCATCACAACCATTCAGTAACGATACTTTTAAACTTAGCTTATCAGAAATTCTACTCGGATGCGTTCCAGACATTGATAAGTTCCTGAAAGAGTTCTTATCAAGTAATGAATACCTGGAATATTCAGACATAAGCCCAGTGTACTCAAATGATCAGACCCGCAAAATACCTATAAAAGAAAGGGAAATAATAGATTATCTGGTAGAGATTCCGGCAGCAGCACACATCCTGTACTGGCTTTTCTTTAAAACAACAGATGAGTATTTTAAAAACAAGATTGACCTTCGTATAACGGAACTCAACCAGGCAATAGGTCCTCGTACAGGAGAACTGGTTATTAAGAATTATTAATTTTTTACCTGAAACATTTCAAATTAGTTAGAATGAATCTTAAAACAGCTATGGACCACTTTTGGAGTATGAACGAAATCCATTCATTCAATTCGACTGAGATCGCTCTTTATATGTATCTGATACGCATAAACGACCTTTGCTCATGGAAAGAATCCTTCAAGCATAACAATAGTAAAATCATAGCAAGCATCAAAGTTACATTCAAAACTTTGGCAAATGCCCGAAATAAATTAAAACAGGCAGGAATGATAGATTTTGTAACCAAAAACGGAGCTTCTGAAACGCTATACTCCCTAACCTTTGGAAATTTTACAGAGGCTCGGGATGAGGTTCCTACCAAGGTTAAGGATGAGGTTTATTCCAAGGTTTCGCCGAGGTTTGGTAAGGGTAAAGTATATACTAACTGTATTAATAATAGTAGTATTAATAATAGTAGTATTAATAAATATATTGTGAAGGGTCAGGAAAAAGAAAAATTTCTTTTTGTTTCGATTAAAAATCTCAACGACTATCTTCAAAATTTTAAGGGCAATAAATCTCACTTTATTCTGGCCTACAGATTTTGGAAATTATGGATCGAAGAAAACCCTAAAGCTTCGCATCTGCTCAAAGCCGATGTTTATCAGTGGGTAAATACCATGAAATTAATTATTGTCAACGACCAAAACGGAGTGGAAAGAATGCTTGCCATCCTGGAACATTTCAAAAGATGCCAGGCGAAGCAATTGGGCTTTAACGATTTTTGGTTTACCACCATTTCAAGCCTGAAAGCTTTTCGCAAAACAGGCAAAGATGACGTAAAGCAGATTGATAAAATCGCAAAAGAAGTCAATCAGACCGCCGAAAAACAGCCCGAATTTCATCTGGCTATTGAAACCGCAATTAAAAAATTTAAACAGTATGAAAGCTCTTGTACACCTTCGAAACAGGTTTGATTATGCCAGTAGAAATTCAGGAACATTGAAGTTAACTCAAACCGACATTGATGCCTTGCAGCAGCTCATTAATGAAGAGAATTCCAAACAGCGAAATACCTCTCTCGAGGATGCTCTTCTCTTATTTTACCTTCTAAAATGCTATAAAGTTCAGAATGAAAATAATAAAGCCGTTTTGCGGGAAAAACCGTTAGAGGAAATCAATTTTCCAATGGGAATGCCTGATGCCATGGATATTATGAGAAGAATAACCATGCTCATAGACCCAAAAGAAGAAGTGATACGAAAAATTACAGATGAACTTTGGATTTATCAGCAGTATGAACGCATACCGAAAGATCGGGATGTATACCTGAAAGAAATGTATAGAGAACAAAACTGGGAACAAAATGATCATCTATCGACTTTAAAAGTAACGCCACAAAAAATGGTCCCAATCAAAAAAGAAGAGAGGATCACCTATCAGCAGGTAGAAGAGTTAATCAATAATCTGCTTAAAAAAGCTAAAGAAGAGTTTCCAAAACTTAAATTATGGAATGAAGGATACAGATTCAAGGAAGTTAAACCTTTGAGTTCTGCCTATCAACAAAGATCGGATAATACGTAATTTTTGAGTAATGATTGAGCCGATTAAACCCATTGCAGCAGGATATGAAGATCCAGTGTTACTCAATATTTCAGATTATTTAATCCGCAGAACGGATCATTATCCCAAACCCATTCCCATACTTTGCATTAAGCAGGATGGATATCATATCCCTTTCATGTCTGAAGATAATATCTCCATTCTTTTCGGACCTGCAAAAGCAAGAAAATCAGGACTTATAAAATCAATGTGTCAGGCTATTTTAAATGGAAGTAATGAAAAAATGTTCTCAACCTATCAAAGCAAAAAAATTGCAGTAATTGACACCGAACAATCACAGCATGACAGCCACGATGCAGTAAAAGGAATTTATTATATGACAGGCGCCGATATAGATTATTACAGTGTTTTAACCCTTACCAAAGACCAAAAAAAACAATTGGTAGAGCAGCATTTGAAACAAAACCCCGATTGCAAAATGCTGATCATTGATAACATTGTACACTTTGTAAAAGACTTTAATAACGTTGCGGAAAGTGGGGAAATCACTCAGTGGCTGCTCAAATTAAAATCAGAGTATAAAACACATATTCTTGTGGTCATTCATGAAAACCCATCCGGAACTTACAATCAGAGCCTCAAACCCCGCGGAAATCTGGGAACCAATCTTATGAACCTCTGTGAAACAGCCATCAGAATTCAGAAAGATCCCGATGATGAAACAAGAAGTATTGTCTCTGCTGCCCTTACCAGAGGAAAAACATTCCGGGACTTTATCCTGATGATGGATGACCAGAAAATCCCCTTCCTCATGGATGATCATTCTTTACATGAAAAAAAGACCGCCAAAAAACCCAATTATTAATGAAACCCATAAAACTGAAAATCGTAGCAATATCAATATGAAAAGTTTACAATCAAAAACCAGAGACGGTACAGAAATAGAGATCATTATATCAGACAATGCCATTAAATCGGGGTTCAGCATTGGGAAGCCGACAGATCTGGAAATGATAGTAACGGATAAAAACAACGAGCAGTATCAGGCTGATGTGTTTTTAAAGTCGGGATGGACCCATAAGGAGCTTCAGGAAATCATAACAGAGACCGTCCTAAGTTGCGATGCAAAAGTTAAACGGATACGGGCTACAATCAAGGGGCTTGTGTCGATAAATTAAGTAAAAAATAACATACACCCCTGGAATCCGAGTAGGTACTTTACGGAAATCCCCTTCTACGGCGCTACGAGCCCCAAAAAAGCGCTAGTCACAGAATTTTTTCCTGGTTGCCGGTTGCCAGTATGACAGCACAAAAATGCAGCATTAATAAGGGGTTTGGAAAGACCAGCCTGGCAACCAGACACCACTTTAGTTGCCACCATGGTTGCCACTTTGGTTGCCACTCACTAAAAAATTATGAAAAAAGAAAAATATTTATCCATAAGAGCATATGCCAAGCGCGTAGGGGTAAGTCATGCTTCGATTCAGAAGGCCATCAAAGCAGGAAAAATTTCTAAAGGCTATGATTCAGAAACCAAAACCATCAACCCCGATATTGCAGATCAGGAATACGGTTTTCAGACCGAGATCAAAAAGATCAATGAAAAATTAAAAGAAAATATATCCCAGCAGCAATTGGATGCTTACAGCGGTCTCGATGTCGTTGAGATACAAATCTCTCATCAGGACACAGCACCCGAAGCCTTGCGAAAGCAAATCATCATTAAAGCGCAGCTCGATCTCTTGAAACTCAAAACAGAAAGCGGGCAGCTCGTAAACAAAGAAGAAGTGTATAAAGAAATTTACGCCTATGGCAAAGAAATTAGAATGAGTCTGCAAGCTATCCCCGACAGGATCATAGATCAGCTCCTGACCATGGACCGAAACGATGCCCATAAATTATTAACAGAAAGCATCAACGAATCTTTAATAAAACTTACAACCTATGCTCATTAAAGGATTTTTAGACGCCTTACAACCAGAACCCATACTATCTGTGAGCCAGTGGGCAGATCAAAACCGACTCTTAGACAGTAAAAGTTCAGCAATGCCAGGAAAATACAGAACTTCCATCACTCCGTTTCTCAAAGAGATTATGGATCATCTCGGGGAATATTCTCCTGTAGAGGAAGTTATTGTCATGAAAGGAGCACAGCTGGGCGTGACCGAGGCTGGAATCAACTGGATAGGCTACACCATTGATGTTTCACCCTGTCCTATGCTTTTTGTAGAACCCACCAAAGAAGTGGTGGAACTGGTAAGCAAGACCAGAATACAGCCCATGCTCGAAAGCTCGCCCAGCTTGGCACACAAAGTAAAGCCACCAAAGTCCAGAGACAGCGGAAATACCCTGACAAAAAAAGAATTCCCAGGTGGGATATTGAGGTTAGCGGGAGCCAACAGCGCCGCAGGGCTCAGAAATATGCCCGTCAAAAGACTCATGCTCGATGAGGTAGATGCTTATCCTGTGGATTTGGATACTGAAGGAAATCCCATTGACCTGGCAAAGAAAAGGACTTCCACATTTGCCAAAAGAAAAATCTTCATTTTATCCACTCCGGTAACAAAAGGGCTTAGTGTTATTGAGCCCCTGTTTGAGAGTACCGACCAGAGATACTTTTTTCTCCCATGCCCTCATTGCGGAGCTTTGCAGCATTTGAAATGGGAAAATTTAAAATATCAATACAACAAAAGCTCAAAAGTGGCAAAAGAGGTTTACTACCAGTGTGAACACTGCCAGGAAGGTATTCAGGAATCCGAAAAAACAAAAATGCTGGAGAGTGGAGTTTGGATACCTACAAAGCCTGAGAATCAAAATAAAAAAAGAGTAGGCTATCATATCAATTCCCTCTATTCCCCTTTAGGATGGAAAAGCTGGGAGGATTTGGCCATAGAATATGAAGAGGCCATTGGAGATGTCCCGAAAATGAAAACGTTTTACAACACCTCCTTAGGACTGACCTATGAAGAAAGCGGAGATAAGCCCCAGTGGGAAGCATTGTATGACCGTAGAGAGGATTACCCAAGAGGAAAAATACCCACTGATGAAATTGCTTTTTTAACAGCCGGGGTAGATATTCAGAAAGACCGTATCGAACTGGAAATAGTAGGCTGGTGTGAGGGGAAGGTTTCCTACTCCATTGATTATAGAGTGCTAATGGGGTTTGTGGCAGGTGATGGCAGCGCCCAGGTTTGGCAAAAACTCGATGCCGTCCTGAATGAAACATGGATAAGACCCGACGGCACACAGATGAGTATCAGAATGATGTGTGTGGACAGTGGAAACTGGTCCAGTGAAGTCTATGCTTTTTGCGGCCGTTATCCCCCTTCAAGAGTCGTCCCCATCAAAGGACGTGACAATCAGATTACCATTATTTCTGCTCCAAAAGCCGTGAATGTTACCAGAAAAAACAAATCCGTGGACGGGGTCAAAGTATGGCATGTCGGAGTTTCATTATTGAAGTCAGAGTTATACGGCTGGTTAAGAGTTAATCCAGGAGATCCAGGGTATTGTCATTTCCCGATGTATGATGAGGCCTACTTCAAAGGACTGACCTCTGAAGAACTTATTACAACCAAAAATAAAAATGGACACACGGTACAGAGGTGGGTGAAAAAGTTCACCCGAAATGAGCCCCTCGATATCAGGAACTACGCCAGGGCTGCGGCCCATATGGTCGGCATGGACTCCTTTTCACCCAAACATTGGGAACTCATGCGAAATAAAAGAACCGGAGCAGTTAAAAATAAAGTAAAGAAGAAATCAGATTTTTGGAATTAATATGGAAAAACACATCACAATACGCATTCAAATGCCGTTAAGCCTTGCAGAAATGGCCATTCATGCTGCATGTATATACTATCAGACCACCCCAGAAGAATTATTTGGAAAAAGTCCTAATCACGAGCATTCAGAAAGAAAATCACTCGTCTATCATTTGTTAAAAACAGAATGCAATATGACAGTCCCGGAAATTGCAAGAATAGCCGGTACCAGCCGACAATATGTGAGCTATATGCTCGATCGTGTGGATATCCGCTCAAGATTGTATTTGTCAAATGCTTGCCACTACAAAAATATACACCATATTTTCACAACTTTACAGAAAGAACAAAAAAAATGGATGGACCAGAATTCACAATAGAACAGTATTACGCCTTGAATAAGAGTATCGCACAGGGAACCTTAACTGTTACCTATGGTGATAAAACCGTTACCTACCGCAGCCTTGATGAGATGCTCAGAATCAAAAATCTCATCGCAGCAGAATTGGGGCTTATCAAAAAAGACAATGGCCGAAAAGTAGGAGTCTTTAGTAAAAACTGGAAAAAATGTCCTTAGAATTAAATTTACTCGATAAAGTAGTTTCTTATTTCAGTCCGCAGTGGGGACTAAAAAGAATACAGCGGCGTAATGCAATGGATATCCTACAAAGAGGGTATGAAGGAGCACGAAAAGACCGCCGTACCAAAGGATGGAATGTGAATGATTTTGAACAGGCCGCAAAACTAGCCGAAATTAAAACCCTGAAAAACAGAAGCAGGGACCTCTACCGAAACAACCCCTATTCTTTCCGGGCTCACAATTCCATTGCCAACAATACCACCGGAAGAGGCATTGTTCCGGCCATTAAAAATGAACTGCTAAAAAAAATCTGGAAGGACTGGGCCCATCAGACCTCAGTGGATTTTGACGCCAATTGTAATTTTTATGGATTACAGAACCTTTGCATGAGAACACTCTCTATGCATGGTTCAGTACTCATCTTAAGAATTAAAACCAATAATAAAGAACATATTCCATTAGAACTCAAGGTGGTTTCCACTAAATTTTTAGACCTCTCAAAAGATACCATAAAAACTTCCACCGGGTCATATATTTCCGGGGGAATTGAGTTTGCTTCCACCGGAAAAAGGAAAGGATACTGGATTTACGATAAGGATCCGGAGCTGGAATATTCTAAAAGCACATTTTGGAAAGATCAGGATGTGATCCATCTCTTTTTCCAGGACGAACCCGGGCAGATCCATGGAGTTCCATTTGGTTCTCCCTCCATGATGAGCTTAAGAGATTTTGACGATTATTCGGATGCGCAGCTGGTAAGACAAAAGATCGCCTCCTGCTTCTCCATATTCATCACCAAGACAGATGCTGAAATGATCGGGGCAGACACCCAGGATTATGAAGAGTTTGACAGGGTGGAACCAGGGCTCATTCAGACCTTAGAGCCAGGCAAATCGGTCACTTTTGCTTCCCCTCCTCCCGCAGACGGGTATGGCGAATATTCCAAAAACGTCCTTACAGGTATTTCAGCAGGCTACGGCATGAGCTATGAAGCCATGACAGGAGATTTAAGCCATGTCAATTACTCCAGCGGACGCATGGGGTGGTTAGAATACCAAAGAATGATTGAGACATGGCAGAATTTTATTCTCATCCCTAAATTATGCGCGAAAGTATGGCTTTGGTTTGTAGAGGCAGGAAATTTATTAGGCATTCTTCCCAAAGACACGCCTAAAACAGTGGAATGGACCGCCCCGGGTAGAATGATGATTGACCCTGTAAAAGAAGTGAACGGACTTTTAGCACAGGTAAGAGCCGGATTTATGAGCTGGCAGGAAGCCGTAAGACTTTTAGGCTATGCCCCGGAAGAAATTCTGGAAGAGATGAAAATTTCTAAAGAATTATTTGACAAGGCAGGCCTTCACCCAAAATCAGATCCCCGATATGATGCGGTAAATCTAAAAAATCAGAGTAATGATACAGGTAACAATAGCACACACCAGTAATGGCCTCAACTTTTTGCAGAGACAATTAGAGGACAGAAATCTTAAGAAAGCCAGCACAAGGGCCCTAAATAAAGCAATTGCAAAAGGTAACACCCATTATAGGCGAATGATTTCTGAATATTATAACATTAAGCCTATTGATATCAGAAATTCTATTGTGCTGAAAAAAGCAACCTATTCACAGAATGAGGCTTCTATCTCAGGAAATTTCAAACCCTTGAGCTTATCCAGGTTTGGTCCACAGTTTGTTAATGGCCGAAGTGTTATTTCTATTCGCTCGGTGAGAAATAAAGAAACAGGAAGAAGAACTTTACAGCAAAGAACCCGAAATGCAAGGAAAAACGAGCAAGCCGGTGGAGGGGTTTCTATTGAGATCAAAAAAGGAAGCAGAAAAGTTATTCCTTATGCTTTCTTAACAAAATCATCGGCAAATACCGGAGTTGAAAAACAAATTTTTGCCAGAGGAAAATACGCCGGAGGAAAATTCGAGAAAGCAAAAGAAAGATTCCCCATTACCGCCATGAAAACCACTTCTGTTTTTGGGATTTTGACTAATGACCCTATTCAAAGAAAAATAGAAACAGAATCTAAAGAAACTCTGCAAAGAGAGTTTGAAAGACAAATTTATTTATTAATAAGAAGATAACGTTTCGCTGTTTTGCAAAGTGGCGGATTGTATGCACAACTGTTGATACGAAGCAGTTCGCATTCATACACCTCACATTGGCGAGGCATTATAGGCAGGCTACCTGTCAGCGTACTATTGACCGACCTTAACCAATAAACAACTGATTTGAGAAAAGAGAGTGAGGTGCGGATACTAAATTAATATCAAACTTTAAAGATGGCTCAATCCGAGAACTTGCATTATGAATACGGAAAGAAATTTGCCAACCTTCACTTAACGTTACTAAAATAGTTGTCTTTGAATTATCTTGGTAAACTACTTCAATCAAACGGTTTGGTAGTTTCAGACGCTGAATTTTTGCTTTTGGTTTTACGCTTTCAAAAGGTAAATTCAATGTTCCGTGTAAATTATAGGCTTGAATTTCGACCTTGTTTTTACCTTTTATGACTTTGTAAAAATCTTGATTACCAATCAAATACTTAATTAAATTTTCGGCTACAATTCCAGGGTTTTCGTTATCCAAACGCAATAATTCTTTCTTAAAAGCATCCAAAACAGGAACATAAACGGATGTATGATAATCGCCTAAGGTATCCCATTTTTGGGTTGCTTTGCTTGCTGTTCTCAGCTTTGCCAAATTATCGAAAACAGGTTTGACTTCTTGGAAATATTCAGCAGAACAAGGAAAGCCTAACCACTTTTGACCAAAATCAATATCGTTTGACAAACGAGAATGTTTTACGGCTCTATGATTGTTTTTTGCCGAAACTCCTATTTCCCATTTTTGCAATGAGCGAATAGCCAAAACATCGCGAACATCACCGGTTTGACCAGCTTTGTCGGCTACAATCTCGAGTTGTAGAATATCTTCATCACTAATTCCGTTTGATAAACGTGGCTCAATATCAAGTAAAAAATTTACCGCAAAACTTGCCACTAATTTGTAATGACTTTGTTCCTTTTCGTCAAAGCTTGTAAAACATTTCAAAGCAGTTTTGTAAGGTTCATTTTCAACAAATGAAACAGAAGTTAGCACTCTTAAACGTTCTAAAAACTCGATTAGCAAAGCATATTCAAATGCTTTTCCGTTTATGGTTTGGGTTGCAATTTTTGACATTATACTGTTACTCGGTTTACAATTTCATTCAGTTTTTCAATTACAACATTTCCATTGTATTCAGTAGAAATAGGTTTTTGAACAACTTTATTAATAACGTTCAAATGATCTAAATCAGCATAAATCTTTTCTGCCAAAATCACACCCATTCTAACAGGAACAGCATTTCCAATCATTTTGTAACCAGCGGATACACTGCTATATTCAAATGAAAAAGTATCCGGAAAAGTTTGAATTCTTGCACATTCCCGAACACTTAATCTTCGATATAAATGTTCTTGACCTTTCACAAATTCACGCAAATTTTGTTCAATAAGTTTCATTTTTGGAGCTTGTGGGTGGATTGGTGCATGACGACCACCAGCTTGGATTGTAAATGACACTTCATCCCAAGAGCGAACCCTATTTCTTGACATAAACATCGACGAAAAACCACCAATCATATATTCATGGTTTGATACTTTGCAGTCTTTTCCATTGGTATAGTTCCCTTCTTTTGCAGGTAAGGCAGTATCTTTTAAATCACTAATTGCTTTTTCAAGAGTAATTTTGTTTTCTAACGTTGTGGGTCTTGGAAAGGTGAATTTAATTCCCAAATCTTTACGATAACCTATAAAAAAAACACGTTTCCTATCTTGTGGAACGCCATAATCTGAGACATTCAATAACTGAAATGACAAGTCGTAGCCTATATCAGTAAACATCTGTTTTATGTTTGCTAACGCTTCTTTATGAGCAGGCAACAACATTCCAGACACATTTTCAGCCAAGAAAAATTTAGGTTTCTTATCTGCTAAAATTCGCATAAATTCATAAAAAAGCTGACCTCTTTTATCTGCAATTCCTCGCTTTGAACCAGCCTCCGACCAGCTTTGACAAGGAGGTCCGCCAATAATTCCATCACAATCAGGAACTTCATTTGATGGAATATCGACAATACTTCTTCTATCTAAAATTGTGTTTTTATGGTTCTTTTCATAGGTTGCCCAAATTTCTTTATCATATTCATTTGCCCAAACGACATCAAAACCAGCTTTCTCAAACCCTAAATCAAGACCACCTGCACCTGCAAAAAACGATACGACTTTCATACCTTGGAAATTTAATTATTCAACAACAAACTTACTAATTTAAAAACATTTCGCCCAAATTATGAGCGGGAAAATTGACCAGTCTATAACAAGAGTTTTGCATAATGGCGGTGTGTCAAATATTTAGCAAATATAATTTGAATACGAATTCTTTGTTTTGTATCATGAAAAAGGCAAAAGTTTCCTTATCCTACGTCAGGGCTTCAATACCCGAGAACAGCTTCAATGAAAAGAACAACACCATTGAGGTGGTTTTCGCTACAGAAACTCCAGTAAAAAGGTATGACTGGAATGAAGGATGCTATTTCAATGAAGTTCTCGAGATTTCCAAAGATGCCATCAATTTTGAAAGACTCAATAGAGGACTTTCTGTTTTGGACTCCCATCAATCCTATGGACTGGAAAATATTCTGGGCGTGGTAGAGTCTGCCTGGATCGATGAAAACACCAAAGAAGCCAAAGCCATTATCAGACTTTCCAGCACGGAAAAAGATGCAGATATCATTTCTAAAATCAAACAGGGCATCATCCGTCATATGAGCGTTGGCTACAAGATAGACCAGTACACCGTTTCAAAAAATGGCAAAGAAATTCCAGAGTATAGAGCCACCCAATGGACACCCAACGAATTATCACTGGTACCCGTTCCGGCAGACTTTAATTCCGGAATACGATCTCAGCAAAAAGAAGAACATTTTAATTTAATTGATATAATGGACCAAGATAATATCACAGCGGATGAAGTCCCAACACCGCCAAAAGTTCAGGCAACACCCACTCCTGAACCCAAAGTAAATGAATCAGAGGTAAGAGCAGAGGCTGTTGCCCAGGAAAGACAAAGAGCAATGGATATTTCAGAGGTCTGCCAGCGGGCAGGCTTAGAAACAGCCTTCACAGATTCACTCATAAAAAACGGCACCTCGCTGCATGATGCCAGGGCATTAATCATCGATGAAGTAGCCAAAAGAGCCAATCCGGCGCCCGTAGCAGCTCCCCCGCCAGCAGAAGTGGCGCAAGATGAAGCCCAGAAAAAAAGAAACTCAATGGTAGAAGGAATTGTGGCAAGAGCTATTCCCGGATCTATAGACCTTAAAGGAAACGAAAAAGCGCTACAGTTCAGAAACATGAGACTTCTCGATGTAGCCAAAGACAGATTAACAGCAGCGGGTGAAAACTTCTCGATGTTAAGTGAACAGGAAATGGTAAAAAGAGCATGGGCTACCACAGACTTCCCCACCCTCTTATCCCTGGCCTTTGACAGATCCCTCAGAAGGTTCTATGAAGGCTACGCCGATGAGTGGAGATTCATCGCAAGGCAGGAAAACGCTACCGATTTCAGAGAAAAAACAGGAATCAAAGTCGATGGTGCTGTGTCTTTTGATGAAATTCCCGAAGGAGGAGAATACAAAGAAAGCAATATCCTTCAGGCGGAAGATGCCAAAATAAAACTTAAAAAATTCGGAAGAAAATACAGCATCAGCGATATTGCCATTATCAATGATGATTTGAGTGTCTTCAGCAGACTGCCACAAATTATGGCACTGGGAGCCCAGCAATTCCAAAGTGATTTAGTTTGGTCCAATATCACCGATAACAAAAATGCGCCGGACGGAAAGGCTTTATTTCATGCTGACCATAAAAATTACGATGCCACAGGAGCCCCTCTCACCACCGATGCATTAAGCATTGCAAGAACCGCTATGAGAAGGCAGAAATCCCCCGCAGGATTAAAATTAGGAATTAAACCCCAGTATCTGTTAGTACCCCCGGAATTACAAACCACCGCAGAAAGACTCGTATCAGCAGTACTGGCTACCGAAACCGGAAATGTTAACGTTTTCGCAGGGCAGCTCAAGGTCATGGTAAGCGATCAGCTCGAAGATCCCAAAGCATGGTACCTCCTGGCAGATCCTTCAGCCATTTCAGCAGACGGCATCGTGTACGCTTACCTCAATGGTCAGGGAGGACTTAAAACAGAATCAAGAGTCAACTGGGATACCGATGCCCTGGAAGTAAAAGGATCCATGGCTTTTGCCACCGCCGTATGGGGATGGGAAGGATGGTATAAAAACAAAGGAAAATAATTTTTTTTCTAAAAATTACAATTAAACATGAAAAATTATATCGAAAAAGGAGAGTTTCTCCACACTGTTTTAGAAGATACTGTAAAAGGAGGAGATCTGGTGATCAAAGAAGACACCATAGGGGTAGCCGTTTCAGATGGGAACGGAATAGATCTATGCGCTATAGCCGTTGAGGGAGTCTTTGAACTTCCTAAAGCTACAGGGGTCGCTTTGAGTCAGGGGAAAAAAGCATACTTCATTTCTGCTGACAAAACCGTTACCGGCGTGGCTTCAGGCAATACACTCATCGGCTACGTTTGGGAAACTGCTGATGCCACTAACCCTGTAGTAAGAGTGAAAATTGGATAATGTATTCGACTCCTTCAAGGCTCAGACATTCGATGTTATCGCAACAACGATGGGATATGATGCCCAGTGCAGAGGAATCACAGCAAGAGTACTTTTCAACCATCCCAGTGAAAATGAAAAGCTCTCCGAACATAATTATGATTATGACCGTCCTACTTTAGAATTTAAAGTAAATGACTGGGAAGGAATCCGGGAAGCTATTGAACGAAAAGAAGATGTTCTGATCACCCTCAGAGAAAAAGAGTATTACGCTATGAAAATCATAGGCGATGATCGTATAGCCCAAGATGGAGACACCTATAAAGTACTACTAGAAGAAGCATCATGAATTACCAGGCAGTAGAATCAGAACTCGCACATCAGCTGGAAGCAAATACAGATTTATCTGCAATAGCAGATATTACAGTACTTCCGGAAGATATTGCACAATACAAAATACCGGTTGTGAATGGTTTAGTGACCGTTGTTTTTATGAGTGAAATCTTTGATAAAAATCAAAGTATCGGCCCAATATCACAACACAGCACCGCGACCTTTACTATCAGCATTCAATCCAGAAGATTAAGAGGTCCAAAAGGAGTTTACAGCATTTCAGAACTCATCAAGCAGTCCTTGATGGGGTTTACCCCTACAGATTGCGGAGCGGTTTCTTTAGGGGATTTTGCTTATGTAAACTACCAGAATGATGTCTGGGAATATTCCCTGTCAGTAGCATGCAGATCACTCAGAACACAAATCCTCCCCCACTCTGTTGATCCTCCGCTAACGGATCAACCGGTATAGGATCAACCCGAATAATGACATATGAAAAAGTACATCTATAAAGGTCTTGTTAAAACGACACTTGGCGGCTATATTGTTGTTCCAGGCTCAGTCATTGAGCTCTCAGAAAAAGACGAAAGAGTAAAAAGTCTCCTGGCACAGGGACTTTTAGAATTAGTAGAAACCAAAAAACAAACAAAATAATATGGCAGCAAATTATCTTCACGGGGTAGAAACACTCGAAATGAAACAGGGCACCAGGACCATACAGGTGGTCAAATCGGCCGTAATAGGTCTGGTGGGTACTGCCCCGTCGGGTGAAAAAAACACCCCTATTCTGGTGAATTCAGAGAAAGATGCAGCGCAATTTGGAAGTACAATATCCGGATTTTCTATTCCCGGAGCTTTAGAGGCTATTTTCAATCAGGGAGCCGGAACAGTCATCGTGGTCAATGTTTTTGATCAGACCAGACATACCACACCGGTAACCGATGAGTCGTTGAAAGTAGAAGACAGAGCCCTTAAATTAACCTACCCTCCCCTGGATACGGTCATCATAAAAGATGCTGACGGAAACCCCGCAGACTATGTGCAGGATATTGATTACAGCATCGATCCTTTTGGAAACTTCAAGGCATTGACTCCCCGTATTGCAGATGGAATATTTATCAAATTTTCCTACAAAAGACTCGATGAAACTAAAATTACGGCCGGCGATATCATCGGGGAGATCAACCCCGCAACCGACCAGAGAACCGGACTCAAATGCCTGGAACTTGCTTACAATCTTTTCGGGTTTTCTCCAAAAATTATCATTACCCCTACCTTTTCCGATGACAAGACCGTGGCAGCAGAGCTTATTTCCACCGCTGAAAAACTACGGGCCATATGCTATTTGGATGCTCCCTATGCCACGACCGTGCAACAAGCCATTGAAGGTAGAGGACCAGAAGGAACCATTAACTTTAACACCTCCAGTAGTAGAGCACAGCTCCTGTATCCCATGCTCAAAACCTATAACACACAAGCCAATTTAGAGGAATTATTTCCTTATTCAGCCTTCCTGGCAGGGGTGAGAGCTAAAGTGGATCATCAAGAAGGCTATTGGGTGTCGGATTCCAACCATGAAATTAAAGGAATTACAGGAATTGAAAGAGAGATCAGTGCCGGTATCTCTAATAGCAGCAGCGATGCTAATCTTTTGAATGAAAAAGGAATTACTACCGTATTTAATTCCTATGGCACCGGGTACAGAACATGGGGAAACAGAAGCGCAGCATTTCCTACAGGTACAAGTCCTGATAACTTTATCGCCGTAAGGAGAACAGCAGATGTGATTAATGAAAGTATTGAACAGGCATGCCTGCAATTTGTAGACCAGCCCATCACTCAGGGATGGATTGACACCGTCAGGGAAACCGTGAACGCCTTCTTAAGAACTCTCCAGGGGCGCGGAGCCATCATAGACGGGGTATGTAAATATTTGCAAGAAGATAATCCCCCAACACAGCTGGCACAGGGACATGTAACATTCTATGTCGACTTTATGCCGCCAACACCCGCAGAGAGGATTTCCTTTACTTCACTGATCAACATTAATTATCTAAGCTCTTTAAAATAATATAAAATGGCTCAAAAAATCAAAATCGGAAGACTCACCAACGCCAATATATATGTGGATGGAGGGAGCCTTTTGGGGCGTGTTGAAGAATTTCAATGCCCCACCCTTACTTTCAAGCAGTCTGAACATAAAGCCTTAGGAATGAATGGTACCATAGAATACTATTCCGGCATCGACAAAATGGAAGGTTCCATGAAATGGACCTCTTATTATCCTGAATTTTTAAAGAAAATGGCCAATCCATTTAAGGCCGTAAGAATTCAGGTAAGGGGAAGTTTGGAAGAATACCAGGGCGGAGAAAGAATAGCACAGACTCCTGCCGTTGTTTTCCTTACCATTCAACCAAAGAATTTTCCCCTCGGAAATTTCCAGCAGCATGATAATGTCGAACTTTCCACAAATTATGGATGTACCTATGTCAGACTGGAAATTGGAGGAGAAGTCATTACGGAAGTAGATGTAGAAGCCAATATCTTTAAAGTCGATGGAGAAGATCTGTTAGCCGCTTACAGACAAAATCTGGGGATTTAATCCCTTTTATTGTCAATATCTGTTTTAGCGTTTTTTATCCTTTTATAACATTGGTTTAAGGAAAAGCTTGTCAAATATTTGGCAAGTTTTTTTTCTGCTTTCTTTCCTAGTTTTGAGCTTTAAACAAAGTATTATGAATAAAGAAATTTTCCCAACAGAGCCCAGCGAGGATGGCTTTTTCTACCAAAGTGAAGAGGAGAAAAACAGCGGCATATTAACCCGGAAATACGACAACGGAAGTGAAGTAAAACACCTTGAACTCAAGGATGGCCGAAAAGCTTCGGTGAGAAAGCTCAAAGGCCGGGATTTTGTCGAAACCAAGAAAAGAATGCAAAACGATCCTGCCGGTGATTTTGAAACCATCAATATGAGTGTTGCTACCACCATAGAGGGGAAACAGCAGCCCCCGGAATTTTATCTCGATGATCTCTTCCAGGATGATTATGCAAAACTCATGATCGCGTTTTCTTCATTAAATTTTTAATAGGGCTCAGGGAAATAGCCTTTACAGCGCACTTCTATGGCATATCACCATTAGAGGTAGAACAGTGGTACAGCCGGGAGATATACCTTTATTATAGAGAAGCGGTAGCCATTCATAATACCTTAAACTCTATCGAAGAATGAATCATGCAGCAACCGCCGTAACCCTTTTACTCAGAGCCGATATTTCAGGCGCAGAGTCCGCCATCAGACAACTTGACAGATCTTTCTCCGGCACATTAAGCAGAATCAATGCACAGGGACAATCCTTGATCAATAAGGGGAAGAAAATGCAGGAGGCAGGCCTTTCCAACATGGCCGGAGGTGCTGCCATGCTCGCTCCATTAGGTTTAGCCGTAAAACAGTCCATAGAATTAGAATCAAAAATTGCCGATGTGGCCAAGGTAACCAATGATGATTTTGGAAGTAAAGGGTTTGCTGAATTAACCCATAATGCCATCGCTGTTTCTAATCTATACGGAGGGGCTGCTACCAGTGTAGCAGAACTCATGGCCGAATTGGCAGCAGGAGGCGTGGCCAAAAAAGAAATTGATGGAGTGGCCAGGTCTGCCAGTAAGATTTCTTTCGCCTTTGACATGGCAGCAGGTGAGGCCGCCAAAGGCTATATGGTCATTAAAAATGCCATGGGCATTACCCTAAAAGAAACCGATGCCGTAATGGATGCCATGAACGCCGCCACCAACAAATTTGGAGGTAAAGCTTCCAATTTAGTGACTTTTATGGCCAAGGGCGGAGCCTCTGTAGCCAGTACATTAAAAGTTTCAGGAACTCATATGCAGGCCTTCGGGAATGCCCTGCAGGTTGTAGGACAAAGCGGTGAAGAGTCCGCAACCATTATGAAAAGATTCCAAAAAGCCATCATGGGAAATAAGGAGCTAAGCGCTATGTTTAATAAAGCAGGCGGCGGAGCTAAAGGACTCATCGCTATTTTGGAAAAAGCCAAAGCCAGCGGAAATGCCTTTAGCTGGCTCAATAAAAGAGATGTCGGTGAATACAGTAACGCTGTAGCTCAATTAGCAGCCAATATGGATACAGCAACCGGAGTCAGAAATCAGCTCAACTTTCTCTCTAAAAATTCCAATGTGACAGGCAGTGTTCAAAAAGAAGCCCAGAACCGCTTAAAAACAACAGGTGCACAACTGGAAATCCTAAAGCAGCAAACCATCAATGCCGGTATTAAAATAGGAGGCGCTTTATTACCCTCCCTAATGAAGCTGGCTCAGGCTGCAAAACCATTCATAGACAACCTTTCTAAATGGATAACAGAAAATCCTAAATTAGTAGAGGGTATTGTAAAAACCATTGCAGCCATTGCCGCTCTAAAGATAGGAGTCGGCGCCTTACAATTTGGACTTGGCAGTACGATCACCACGATAGGAAAATTTATCACTGGCGGAAGTAAGGCCCTAGGTGCCATTTCTAAGTTTTCCTCAACAATAGGACCGCACATCGGTAAAACTTTCACCGTAGTGGGCAGAGTTTTTACCGCCATAGGACCCGCCGCTATCAAAGCAGCTATGGGTCTGGGAAAAGCATTCAGGGTTATTGGGATCGCTTTTTCAGCAGTATCAAAATTACTCATCGCAAATCCCTGGATACTTGCCATTACAGCCATTGCAGCAGGTGCATACCTTATTTATAAAAACTGGGATAAGATCTCCACCTGGTTTTCTAAATTATGGACCAGGGTAACCGCTATTTTCCGATCCTATATTAAACTCATAACAGCCCTGCTCATAAAATTTACGCCTGCCGGACTGATCTATAAACATTGGGATAAGATAAAAGCATGGTTCTCCTCACTCTGGGGCACTCTAAAAGAACTCTTTAATAAAGGACTGGAAGGCATTAAATTTTTATTTTTGAATTTCACCCCGCAGGGGCTGATCTACAAACACTGGTCTCCCATTACTGCTTTTTTCCAGAAGTTATGGGACAAGGTCAAAGAGATATTCGCTAAAGCGATCAGTTGGATAAAAAATTCTGCAATAGGACAATTAATCAGTAAGATGTTAAGTGGCCTGCAAGGAGCCGTGAGCAGTACCCGTTCCGCTCTTGATTACGCCTCAAAAAATTCTCTGGACGCAACAATTAATCATGTGGGAGGCGCCAAAGGGCTCCCTCAACCCAAATCGTATGCCCGAAATCTAAACAGCAGCATGAGCTTCGCACCGGTGATTAATATAAGCGGCAGTATGGATCAGATCACCCAACAAAAACTGACCGCTCAGATGCGTAGAGATTTTGAAAAGCAAATGGCAGACTACAGTCACGGACAAAAAAGAAAAGGATTCGCATGATATTTCAATTAGGCAATAAAGAATTTTCAGGACTTTACGCCCCGGAAGCATGGTCTTATTCCGGAAACGAGGCCGTGCTCTCCCAGTATGATTTGATAGGCTCCAAGCCAAGGCTACAATTGGGGAGTGAAACCCTGGAAGAATTATCCCTACAGCTCACTTTAAGAGCTGATTTCTGTAATATCAATCAGGAATTACAGGATTTTGAAACCTGGAAAAGCACAGGAGAAATATTACCGCTGATATTAGGCAATGGGGAGTATATCAACGATTTTGTACTCAAATCCGCAGCGAAGACCATCTCGCAGACTTTCAGCGATGGCTCCCCTGTTGAGATTCAGGTTTCCCTGTCTCTTTTGGAAGTCGCTAATGATCCTGATAAGAAAAAAATCAATGCAAGGAAAAATGCACGCGCTGTTGGAGATAAACAGCAGATCAATACACTTCCTCCACAACCCAAAACCTCAGAAGCACAGGCCCATAAAGCACTCATGGATGCCCAGTTAAAAGCATGGCAGGCCGCTGAAACAGCCAATCAAACCCTCCAGATGGACAATCCCGCTTCTTTATTTGACAAAGTTAAAAACACTCTCGATCAGGCGCAGAATAACATGACCAAAGCAATCGATGCTATTTCCCAAACCCGGCAGCAGATCCATAATGCCGCCGGTATTATTTCAGCCCTTAAAGAGTCTATGGCTCAGCTCACAGAGGTTAAAAGTTTAATGAAAGAGCCTTTTAAACCAGAAGAGGTAAAAGTTTCTGTTTTGAATGTAAAGAACGGAATCAGAGCAGTGAATATCGCTTCTGCTGTATTCACTAATGATATTATTCTAAGAAAAATATAATGGCTGATACCATTCAATATATTACGCAAGATGGAGAGAGATGGGATTCCATTTCCTGGAAAATGTATGGAACCGTGAGAGAAATTCCACGATTAATTTCTGCTAATCCCCAGGTGCCCATTTCCGAAAGACTAAAAGCAGGTACAGTGCTGGTGGTTCCGGTGCTGGAAAGTTACAACCTCAAAACCGATAAAGACCAATTACCGCCATGGAAACAATAGATCAGATATACATCAAAGTACTCTATAATGGTAAAAACATTACCGCAGATGTAAGCAAAAGCCTCATGTCTTTGGGGTATACCGATCATATGTCCCAAGCCGACACCCTGGATATTTCCCTGGAAGATTCACAGGGTAAATGGCAATCTGAGTGGTATCCGGAGAAAGGAGCCACAATTACCGCTCAAATCGGGATTTTAGGAGCTGAGGTCTTAGATTGCGGAACCTTTGAAATTGATGAGATTGAATTGTACGGCAGCCCCGATGCTGTCAATATACGCTGTATCGCAGCCGGATTTAAACAGGGACAGAAAAGAACCTTAAAAAGTCATGTTCACGAAAAGAAAACCCTTTCTCAGATCGTGCATACCATTGCCGCAGATTTAGGGTTGAAAGTCATTGGCACTATCGGTAATATAACAGTAGACAGGCTCGTTCAGCAGAAAAAAGGAAACCTGACCATGCTCAAAAAACTCGCTTCCAGATACGGCTATACCTTCAATGTCAGGGACCAGAATTTAATTTTTATTAAAAATCAAGAGCTCGAGAGTAAACAGGCCGTAGCCTATTTCGATAAAACCGATCTGATCAGCTTCTCTTTAACCGATAGAACTTTTGGTACCTATAGCTCCGCATCTATCAGATTTCACAATCCGGAAGCAGGAGCCATTATTGAGTACAAGACCTCTGAGGGAGGACTCCCTAATTCAGATGATATCCTGCATTTAGAACAGAGCGTAGATAGTATCGAGCAGGCACAGCAGATCACAAAATCAGCCCTCCGGGAAGCGAATAAAATGCAGCAATCAGGAAATATTTCCCTTCCCGGATCTGTGGTTCTGATAAGCGGCAATATCATTTCCCTGCGTCGCCTGGGAAGACTTTCCGGGGGTTACCTGATCAAAAGTGCTTCTCATACCTTGAGCAGTACCAGCGGCTGGCTGGTAGATGCAGAGGTCTATAAAGTAGGATGTAAGGAGGAGCTAGAAAAACAGACCGAAAAAAATACCCCGAAAAAAAATAAAAAAAACAGCAGCCAGTAAGTTTTAATGATAATAAAGCCAACTGGAGAATCCTTAAAAAATTGACCACCACAATGCTAAAATTCGGATTTATAACAGAAATAGACCACGCTAAAGGGTGTGTCAGAGTGAACTTTGCCAGCGATCAGATCGTCAGCAATCCCCTGCCGGTATCTGTACCGGCTTCAAAAAAAGATAAATACACATTCCCATTTTCAATCAATGAGCAGGTATGGTGCCTGATGGATGAAAACTGTGAATTCGGAGTCGTGGGCGGTGCCATCTATTCCCAGAAAGATTTCCCGCCACAAGGAGCCCGTGAAGATAAGCTCATCACAGAAATGAACGATGGTACATTTAGACTGGAAATCGATAAAGCAAGCGGGAAATTCAAGATCAGCAATCCGGATGTTAGTTTTAAGGAATTGTTTGAGGATTTAAAATTACTCATTCAAAACCTCAAAGTCAAAACATCCTCAGGACCCAGCGTAGGACTCCTGCCCGATACCATAGAGCGGTTAAACCAGTTCGAACAGAAATACGAAAAAATACTATCCTGATGCCATTAGATAAAAATACATTAAAAACCGAAATTAAAGCCATTCTATCCGATATGGAAAACAAAGAAACGGACAGCAAAGAAGAATTCGCCCAAAGACTTTCAGAGGCTATTGATGCATTTGTTAAGAGCGCTACGGTAACCATTGCTGCAGGAATTCCGGTAACAACCTCCGGCGGATCGGGCTCTACTTCAGGGGAAGGAGCTGGAACCATCTCCTAAAGGCAAATATTCAGCAAAAATTTTCCCGGCACAAGACATTAAGTTTGCCCTATGCAAGTGAGCGATATCCCAACAAAAAACTGGCAGTTAGACCTTAACAATGCAGGGAAAATTCTAACCGGATATGATGATATTCAGCAGTGTATTGCTGTTATTCTGCGCACCCGAAAAGGAGAAGATCCCCTGAGACCCGACTTTGGAAGTGATATCTGGAAATGGCTCGATAAACCCATATCCGCCTCAATTCCCAACATGAAAAGAGAAATTATTCAGGCCCTGCAATCATATGAACCCCGAATAACCATCCAAAAAATTGTCCATGAAATGGATATAACAGAGGATAAAAGCAATATTATTTTTGGTATTACCTACAAAACCGCAGAAGATTACACGGGTACCTTTCAGTATTCCCTGAAACAGGACACCAGGCCTTTGGCTCTTTCCGCTTCCTACCTGACTAATGCATTCCTCTATTTCATTGATATGTCTTTACAGGGAATGCCCGTGAGTCCCGCTAGTCCACAAAATGGGTTCCTGTCTATTAATGAAATGATGAAATGGGTTCATCAATTTTGGGGAAATTTGGGCAATTGGTACTTACTCCTCCAGGAAAACAAGGTGATCGTGTATATCAATACCCAATTAGGGGCATCCGGTAAACTTGCCATCACAAGTGTTACTGGTGAATTACACGCACCATTTCCAGAGAGATACGATCTTATGAATTACAATGTTGTATTGAAGAAAGAGGGGAAAAGAATATCGCCATGGCCATCAGAAGGTTTTGAGACAGAAAATGAAGCGTTGAATTTCGTAAGTCAGCAATACAAAGACTATGGGAAGTGGATCTTAAAAGACAATTATTTAGTGCTCATAGCAAGTGAGCCTTTAGATGGCTGTACGTTAGAAATTAACCTATTAACAAAAGGGGCTTTTAGCTCTGATTTTAATGAAGACTTTGAAATATAATGGAAGCACCTGAATTTATAGATATAGACCCTGAAACCATTATCCGCGAGATAAAATCGGACTACGAGCAGATGACCGGCAGTACCCTTTATCCCGGACAGGTAGAACAATTGCTGATTAATGCTTTGGCCTATCGGGAAGTCTTATTAAGAACACAGATTCAAAATGCCGCAACACAGAATCTGGTAGCCTTCAGCTCTGCTCCCTTTTTAGATTTCCTGGGAGATCTGGTCGGCGTAAAAAGACTTCCCCCTTCTAAGTCTTTCGTTCAGGTAAAAATGAAATGTACGCCAGGACACGGAGTTCTCACCATACCAAAGGGCATCAGAATACAGTCTAATAATACCGGGGAGGTCTTTGCTCTCATGGAGGATGTAACCTTTCAGGCTGATGAAGATGAAAAAACAGCATCACTTGTCAGTGTGAATAACGGCGCACAGGCTAATGGATTGAATCCCGGGGAAATATCAATCATATTAGACCCTCAGCCTTATCTCTTCTCGGTAACCAACATCAATACATCCACAGGCGGAAGCAATGAAGAATCGGACGAAGCTTTGCGCCAGCGTATTATGCTGGCCCCACAATCATTCAGCAATGCGGGAAGCCGCGGAGCGTATGCTTTTTTTGCACGCAGCGCCAATGCAGCAATTATGGATGTAGGAATCACCTCCCCTGTTCCGGGACAGGTTAATATTTATCCATTAATGAAAGATGGAGAATTACCTGACCAGGGCATTTTAGATGAAGTAAAGATGGCTCTTGCCGATGAAAAAGTAAGACCCCTCACAGACACCGTTATCGTACTGCCCCCTACCGCTAAAAGTTACCAGATTGATGTTGATCTCACATTAATCACAGGGGCTTTACGTTCGGAAGTTATCGCTATGGTACATGATAAACTCATCAATTATGCCAGCAGCAGGATGATGAAAACAGGGCTTGACGTGGTTGTCGAAAAAATTATAGGGGAAGCCATGAAAGTAGATTCTGTGTATGACGTAAAGGTAAATTCACCTTTATCGACAATCCTTGTCGGTGAAGATCAGGTGGCCCTATGCACGGGGGTCAATGTTAAAGCAACAGGATATAGCGATGAATAATATACTGCCCGAGAGCTTGCAGCAACCCCATATTATCGCTTTTGACCTTTTGGCAAAAAAACGCTTTAATGCCATAGAGCTAGATACTCTGCTGGCCTACATGATTGATTCTGTCCCAGAGTCCGTCTTAAGAACATTAGCGATTCAGTTTGATCTCATGGGATACAATGGATGGAAACTCGCAGACACCACCGAAAAGAAAAGAGATCTTATCAAAACAGGAATTGAGCTTCACAGGTATAAAGGGACGCTCTGGGCCATCAAAGAAGCCCTGAGAACAGTCGGATTTGCTGATGCAACCATTACTGAGCATGTAAACCACTGGGCAGGATTTACCATTGAACTGGGTATTGGACAGAATGCTGTAGATCCACAGCGTATTGAAGATGCTCTGGCCATGGTCAAAGCCTATAAGAATGAACGCTCACATCTGATGGGATTTGAATTTAAACTCGATTTCGATGAGGGCCTTACAATAAAAGATGACAGCTATGAAGCGCCCGGAATAGAAAGTGAAGATGCGGTATTCTTAGGGGGTGACTTTATATATGACGGCACCTACACCTACAATGGTGAAAAAAATTACAACAACGACAACGATGTTTTAGAAATCATAATAAGCTGATATGAAAGAAAATATAATAACAAAAGGATCCCTGGAAATCATTGTAAAAGATTCGGCAACACGACAAACCCTGGAGCGGATGAGCGGTGATAATCTTATTGTTTCGGGAGGAATCATCAACGTAGCGAAACTATTGGGCGGAGAAGCTTCCGGGAAAAGTATTTCCAAAGTAGGTTTTGGTGAAGGTCTCACCGATCCCTCACCACAAGACAATGCCCTGGTCAATGGGTTCTATAAAAATATAGATAGCATTACCTACCCTTCCCTGAGTAAAGTACAATTTACTTTTTCTTTAGCTGCAGGGGAGGCGAACGGACTCAAAATTACAGAGCTGGGACTTTTTAATGCAGATCTGGTCATGTTTTCAAGAAAAACCAGACCGGAAATACTCAAGACATCAGCAATTATTTTAACAGGAATCTGGACCATAACAATTAACTAAAATGGGAGTTTTACAGGAATCAGCAGAGTGGGAAAACAGCATCTATCAGATTGAACAGTCTGATGTGGTACGTGGAGGCGATCCGCAATCGGGAGGTGTTGCTAACAGACAGGCTCAGCAGTTGGCTAATAGAACGAAGTATCTGTATGATAATTTCAGCAAACGAAAAGCCGTAACAATCAAGCAAGTCTCAGCGAGCATTACTTTGGCTTTGTCAGACGTGATGGATAAGGATGTTGTTTTGGATATTCAAAGTAGTGGCAAAATAATAACTGTAAATACTTCGGGCATTATTGATGGTATTGCTATTTCTTTCACTGCACTAGCCACAAATAGAAACGCCGTGAAAATAGAAATGGGGCTACCGATAGAAGGAACTCCAGATGATGAGTTTAAAACGGATTTGTGGTTACATGGAGGAGAAAGTTTTTCAGCCGTTCATTATGGGGGTAAATTGTATATGATAAGTGGAAATATTCACCTGGAAAATATTGGAGAAGTAATCTATGGGTATACTCCACAATCTTTTTGTGTGCCGGCAAACGGTACTGTTATTAACCGTGCAGACTTTCCAAGACTATGGCAAATGATTAACAAATATGCAAAAGTTGTTACAGATTCCGAATGGCTTAGTGGTAATAATTTAAACAGTGGATATTTTTCTTCCGGCAATGGTGTTTCCACTTTTAGAACCCCAGATTTACGAGGCCTGTTTATCCGTGGATTAGACGGAGGAAGAGGTATAGATTTAGATAGAAATTCAAGCACTTTTAAAGATGGTTCTTTTCAGACGGACGCTATAAGAAAGCATAAACATCAACTTGATGATATTCATCCTTATGGTGGATTTGCAGACGTAGGAGGCGGATTTGATGGCGGAGGAAATAACTTTAAATGGAGAAATACCGATACCCAGGAAGTCGGAACCTATGAAACAAGACCACAAAACATAGCCTTAACACCTTATATAAGATTTTAAGATGGATACCACCAATATTAAAAATAAAATCAACCTAAACATCAAAGACAATCAGGCAAGGGAAATTACCGCTGAAAAAGTCAGGGACGTGCTGTATTATATCGTGGATGAGTTTAATGATAACTTTCTCGATGAAAAAGGCATTGATGGAAAACTCGATAAAACTACACAGACTGTTTCAGGTCCTGATACCGTTTTTAAGTATGCCTATATTCTTGACCAGGATAATAATGTCAGAAGAATCCTTGCCGGTGATATGGGGAAAAATGTTGCCAATTCGGCATTGACATCAATTGCCGGAGCCGGATTGACTCTAGGCGCCAACTGGACCATTAATACAGCAGGGTTCTATTATTACCTCAAAAATTTGCCCGATAAATCAACAGATTCCACATTTGTAAGAATGAGAGTCCAGGATTCAACAGGCCAGGAAGCATGGAGTAACGGGAAAAATATCGTTTTACGTTTTCCCTCTCTGGCAACCGATGCCGAAAAAACGACCTTTAGAAATGGACTCAAACTGTCAACTGAAAATTTCTCTACAGGTACCCCAAGGATTGATGTTTTACTCCTTCCTTTTATTGACAATACAAAGAACTTCATTCAATATACAACCCTTGTAGGATTAAATCTATTCGTGGATAATGTTACCCCAAACGCCTATATCAAAATTAAAAGAATCAAGGATATAAACGGCACAAATCTTCCGGCACCCGAAGTATATGATGTCGATAATTTCACTGTGCTACAGAATTTCCCCAATAACCTGAATTTTGGAATCAACTGGAAAACAAAGCCCGAAGGATATTACCAGGTTTTTGTAACCCATAATGGGTTAACAAATTCAAGCTCCCCGGAATTAATCGTAAAAGAAGGATTAACTTACAGTCAGTTTACAGGGATAACGAACTGGAAGAAAGCTTCAGGAGGGGATTCTTCCGTAAATGACACAGCCATTTCATCTGGATCTCAAAACACACTCTATTACTCAGATAACTTAATAAATACCGCCGAAGTAAATGCAGGTTTTATGGCCTCATTTTCTTTAAATAATCAATTAACCAACTATGGAGCGAACTTCGTTAACTTTTGGAGATGCGGGTTAATTGGCAACGGGGATAGCGTATTCTATGGAGTACAGTACTACGATGGCGGGGGAATAGGGATGTTACCCAACACTACATTAGCCGTAAGAAACGATACTTTTCATATTGCCTATTATAACGGAGTCGTATATGTCATCGCCGAAGGAAATGGGAAGACGTACCAACAGTTTAACAGTACTTACAATTTATACCCGAAAAGGTTTGTTTTCCAACTAGGTGGAGGCGGGCAAGGATCTATGAGCATGCAGTTACTAGGAAAAATTCTATTGTCTTAACAGGTACGAACATTTAAACGTACCGAAAAATATTCAAAAAATTACCTTTTTATAGTCAGTTTGTTCTGCACATTAGGTAAACACCTTATAAAGTGGGATTATAAGCTGACTACATTATATGCCATTCTAACAAGTAGTAATCTCGTTTTTGACAGCATTGCCTATGCCCAAAAAGATGAATAAAAAAACTCAGAAGCTATTACAGTGATGCTAATATATTAATCGTTTAATACAATAATCACAATGAAAAATTATACTCAGGCTCCTTTGCCTTTTCAGGGACAGAAAAGAAAATTTTTAAAACACTTTAAAGAAGCTTTAAAAGAATTCTCACCCAATGCTACCTATGTAGATTTATTTGGTGGATCGGGACTGCTCAGCCATACTGTCAAAAATTTCTATCCGAATGCAACGGTTATTTATAATGATTTTGACAATTACACCGTACGCATTGAGAATATTGATAAGACCAATGTTTTACTGGCCGATATTCGGGCAATCTGTTCTAAAAACTCCAATAGAAAAGACAAAGAAAAACTAAGCGAAGGCATTTGCCATGAAATTATTGAAAGAATAAGCCATGAGCAAGGTTTTATCGACTGGGTGACCATATCATCATCGTTACTGTTCTCCATGAATTATGTGACAAACTTTGACCAGCTGAAAAAAGAAACATTCTATAATAGGGTCAGATTAAATGATTATAACGCAGAGGGCTATCTTGAAGGGGTAAACAGGACTAAAAAAGATTATCGTGATTTATTTGCCGATTATAGAAATAATACAGATGTAGTCTTTTTGGTTGATCCTCCCTATCTATCAACAGATACCACAACATACAACCGTAATGATTATTGGAAATTGTCAGACTATCTCAATGTACTCAAGACTATTGAAGATACATCTTACTTCTATTTTACAAGCAATAAAAGCCAAATTACAGAGCTTTGCGAGTGGATGCAGCAGCATGGATACTGCAGAAGTCCTTTTGATGGAGCTAAAACCATAACTGTAGGAACACAGTTAACTTACAATGCCGCTTATAATGATATAATGATCTATAGAAATATTTTTTAA